TAAAAAAGAACTCAAGTTCACAATTCGACAAGCTTAATCAAGCGCTCGAAAAGATGAACAAACCCGCCTACGAAGAAGATAAGACTTACTGGCGCGCCGCTGTCGACAAAGTTGGTAACGGCTCCGCAATTATCCGATTCATGACTGCACCACCCGGTGAAGATGAACCTTTCATCCGCTACTGGAATCACGGCTTCAAAGGCCCTTCTGGTCTTTGGTATATCGAAAATTCGCTGACCACTCTCGGTCAACCTGACCCTGTATCAGAGTACAACACTGAACTCTGGAACACAGGAACTGAAGCAAACAAGAAGATTGTTAGCATTCAGAAGCGTCAACTCAACTTTGTATCGAATATCTACGTTGTTAAGGATCCCGCAAATCCTGATAACGAAGGTAAGGTCTTCAAATTCCGTTACGGTAAGAAGATTTTCGACAAACTCAATGCTGCAATGCATCCTGAAAAAGACGAGTTGACAGGTGAGACACCACAGCCTATCAATCCTTTCGATCTGTGGAGTGGTGCAAACTTCAAGCTCATCATCAGAAAAGTTGATGGTTTCACGAACTACGATAAATCGGAGTTCATGGAAGCTGGCGCCCTCATGAAAGATGACAAGAAACTTGAAGAAGTTTGGAAGTCGTCACCTTCGCTTAAAGCAGTCATTGCTGCTGATCAATTCAAGTCCTACGATGAATTGAAGCGTCGTTTGTATGTTGTTCTTGGTCTCGATAAGAAGACCAATCCGATGGAAGAAGGTCCGAAGACAGCTGCAGCTCCTCAAGAGCGTGCTGTTGAGGCGCCAGCTCAACGTGAATCTGTATCAACTGATTCCGATGATAGTGATGATCTTGCCTTGTTCAGAAAACTCGCTGACGACTAACGTCGCGTAGTTTCAGAAAGCGTCTAAACGGCGCTTTCTTTTTGTTTCGATTAAATAAGGGTTGCCCTAATATCTACGTTATCCTATAATTAATTGTGGTGTTAAATTAATTGAAGATAGAGATGAAACAAAAGAAATCACAACCTAAACCGAAAGCTGCTCCTCGCATCAAATTCATCACAGAAGATGGTTTGGTGTTGATGGACAGAACCTCGAGTGATTGGGTCTTTGAGATTAAGGCTATACCCGGTCGCGATGAAAAGGATTTCATCTACGACGTGATGGAAGCTGATGCTCGTCGCAAGGGTGTGAGGATTATCAGCTCCAGCATCGTGAATAACAACGCGGTTGCGGTCGTTGATTGGCTTAGTAAAAAGTAACGAATTCAACAACTACAGGAGAACAAAATGAGCCGAGTTATTCAGAACTACATTGATTTGAAGAATCGCGAAGCGTCGATCTGGGAAAAGAATCCGACGATCATCAATCGTGTTGCGAATCTGACGCGCAAGGATGTTGAAGCTCTCTTGAATCGTATTGAAGGGGAGCTATCGCCAGAGAACATATCCTGCGATGGTGAGGCTGATCCGCGGTGGGTGCGTCAGGAATATCAGCGACTCACGCGTGTTCAAGCGGAACTGCAACGGTTGCTTGCAAAGTTTAAGCTGCACCCATTGCAGTAGTAAAGTAGATATCGCGGTCAACAGAGCCGCGATATGCAACAGGTGAAGGAATATCAACACTCTCGCTTCTGCTTGATTGTTGATTTCCACCTGATTGAGGCGTGATTGTTGGTGCGTTAACATTCACATTTGTAGCACGAGCTTCTTTTGTAGCCTGAATTGCAGTAGAGGCCCTCGACACATCAATGCCAGCCGTTGGCGCCGGTGGTTGTTGTGTTCCACTTGGCATCTGTGATGATGCACCGAGCTTCATGTATTCACTACTCTTTGTACCATACGCGTCACTCTGATCTTCACCACTCAAAGTCTTCTTAGCACCACCAGGGCCTACAAGATGAGATGCTGCGAGTGCTGATGCGACGTCAGAAGGACTAGCATTCTTTCCAAGTACACCAATTTTCTTAAGTGTTCTCAGATTAGAAGCGGTATAGCGCTTCATCGCATCTTCTTGAGCAGCCGGGTCACTCAAGAACGCCTCTTTACCACCAGGAATGGTCCAATTACTTGGATTGTTGAGCGCAGAGTTGCCACCCTTCGATGCGCCCTTCTTCAGCAAACCAATATCTTCGAGTGCGGCCGCACCAAACTGATATTTGCCGAGGAACCCAAGTGTGTTTACAGCGGCGTAATTGTTGTTACTTTCACGAGCACCGATTGCTGATGCGTATGAATCGTAGTTGTAGCTATCACCAGCTCCCGATACATTTGGTGTAGCACCCGGTGTAGAGATTGGATCTGCAACCTGAGGAGCACCACCAATCTTACCGCGTGATTGCGGTCCTGAATTAGCGGGCGGTAAACCCCCCTTCGAGACCTCACCATCAATCCTCTTATTCGCAGCATCCATCGCTGCATCATACCTGGTGTTATACTCAGCCTTCGCGGCTCGCTTTGCGCGAGGGCTCATATTAGTTGTATCAGGCTCAGGGTTTGCTGCTCGCCACGACTGCTCTTCTTCCGTCTGACGACGAGTAATGTAATCTTTTGTATTCTGATCTTGGGACGGTTTCTTTGAACCACCGAACCAGCCTTTTATCTCATCATAAATCTCACCAACACGCTTAAACATCGGGAAGAGAGTCGCTTCCATGAAGCTGATATACTTCTCGTGTATTGTATTGATGCCGCTGATGAGGCTACTAAATGTCTTAAGGCCAGGTACTACATCCTCTAGACCCTCCCAGATACCCTTGAGAGCACTACCTATCAATTGTTGATATTCTTTAGGAAGAAGAGCTACGGCGAGGCCCGCGGCTCCTAGTCCGAGTAAGCCTTTAACAGCACCACTGATAAGACTCGTAATCATTGAGCGAAACATTTCAACAGTATTAGATGCGAAGTCTTTACCTCTACCTGCTAGACGTTGCCCTACTGTTAGACCGCTCTCATCACCCGGTTGGCGATTGAAAAGTTCTGACTCACCGCGTGCGGCAGCCCGCGATTCTTCAAGATCATCCTTACGGTTCTCAATACCCATCGACTTAACAATGGCATCGAGTGAATTATCCATGTTAACGAAATTCTGGGTCCATCCTTTGAAGATGCCAAAGAAGTTCTGAAAACTATCTTCAATCTTCGAGCAGCAGCTACCTGTGAGTGCGTCTTTCGTTTCCATCTTTTCACTCTTGGTGCGCTCAGCTTCGACGATACGCTTTGCTTCCTTTTGAAAACCCTCGAGGAATCCATCAATGAAGCTCTTAATTACACCGACATTGAGGTCGGCAGGCTTGATACCGCGTTTTTCTTGTTTTCGCGCCTGTTGTTCAGCTTCAGCTTTATCAGAGTAAGACCGCATCGCTGCGAGGCCCTCTGGTGAGCTGGCTTTCACACGACGGCTAGTAGATTTTGGTGCATCATCCGGGTAATCCAGTGCTTCAGAAGCACGTCTAAGCTTCAGTTTCGCAACTGCGTCGTTGATGGAACTTCCGGACTCGTTATCAATCATTTGATTCTAATCTTTCTTTTTCTTCTTCTAAGAAATCTGAGAGCAGGCTGAGGTAAATATCTCTCTCATACACTATCAAATTTTCTATTTCCGCTATCGAGTATTTATGATGTTGTGCAAGGCTGAAGATAACGAGATAGTAGTTAGCGAGAGAATTGTGACTCAGCCCAGCGTAAAAAAATCTCTGAGTTTCTCCAATTTGATTTCACGCTCATTACCATTCTTATTGGTGTATTTAAGAGTGTGTGTAAGCTTTGGTTGATTATCGAGAAATGATTGAATCTTGCCAAATGTTGTCACATCTAGCGAGTTAACAAACTCTTCGACTTCAGCAGCGGTTGCTTTATCAAACTCATAGACAGTTCCGTTGTTTTCAACGAGCTTATCGAGACAAGCGTTGATGATCTTGAACACGCGTTCTTCATCACTCTCTTTATCAGCGAACAATTCAACTGTTGATACTGTTGGATACTTCAGCTGCAGCGTAAATTGGTCATCAATCTTGAGGGTGTTTTCGATATTTTCAGGGAAGACAACTTCGATATCATCGAGATTGACACTGAAGTCATAGATCTTACCATCTTCTGTATCTTTATACGACAGTTTGACGATGTTGTCAACTGACTTCGCGCGTAGCTTCAAGAACATATATTCAAGATCGAATAGCGTAAGCGCATTCACATCAAGCGGTGTTTGAAGACAATTTTCAACAATCTGTTTCAATGAGTAAATGATGTCTTTCATATCACCACTCTGACCAGCCATGAGAAGAATCTTTTCTTCTTTAACGAGGAATGGACGATAACGAACTGATGTTTTCGTTGAGGGTATACTCATTGAAAACGTAGGTGTAGATAGCTTTGGAAGCATAATGTATTCTCCTTAGAAATTCTCTAGTAACACACGACCATTGTTGATGATATTGATAACATCTCCAACATGCTGTGGCTTTTTGATTGCTTTAATTGCGAAAATCGCATTTTTCGTTTTGTAAATCTTCTCGAGCAGATTGAGTTCGGGACGCAGTTTCTCCATACTCAAATCATCTGATCCAACAGATACTCTATCCATTTTCCAATTCCAGTAGTGGAAAGTCACCGGTATCTTGTTGATAGTGTTAACATCAGACCAACTCAGTGGCACGTCACCCACGAATACTGGAAACGCCTTGTTGAGTGTGATCTTTGTAATTTCATCATTAGTTTCGTTGTATGTGGTGATTGTGATATCACACGCATAGTCATCTTTATATTCAGCTCTAAATGCGTTGAGTTTGGATGTTGGATCAGCATAATCACCTACAGACTTACTATCTGAACGCACAATGCTGTTCATCCAGATGTAGAAAAACCTATGAACGAGGTTTGTACCATCACTCAAGAATGTCATCGATGAGTCATTGAATACCGGTGCAAACGCTCTCTTATCAGTAGGACCAACACCGTATCTACGACCTTCTGATGTGGCGAGTGACATACCAGGCAACGCGCTAGCTTCACAAAGTAGCATGATATCTCGTTGGCTATTAGACACCATCGAATTTTGAAGTACCTGTGGTAGACTAATTCTCACAAAGAATCTATCAGCACGGCTAATACCTCGTTTGTTGATCATCGAGGTAAATTCTTGAATAGAGCTTTGCGCACCATTTTTTGGAGGCTCTTGAGTAAATCCAAGTGCCTTACCGAGAAAGTTTTGAGCAACACCAACGTATGGTGTAAATTTTGAGATAATATCAGCCATTGTTGATTTGCTGCTGACTCTCCAACCATACACGCTGCTTACGAGCACCAACGAAGCGTTCAGTAGGTAGAAAGAGAGCAATGTCCCATTCGTTTGAATTGATGTGAATGAAGCGTGATTGTACATGTGAATTGAGATATCTGTGTACACATGGCTTGAACCACTTAAACTTCGATGTTGAATTTAAGAGCTTATAGGTTATCGCGAGCTTTGTCTTTTCATCGTATACATCAGTGTGCGCTAGTTCATAGAGAGCATCCATCAAACGTGCTCTCAAGAACGGGTAAAGATAATGCATGTTGATGCCGTAGAACCCACCTGATACGAGGCGAAACGGGAATATTAGTGGAAATCTATCGTAGTATGGAAGTGTGTCTTCATGCTTCGCTCGATACATGAAAGCATACATCTCACCAAGAGTTACAGCCGCTCTCATACGATATGGTTCCATGTTGGCGTCGGCGATCATTTTCGGTGCGTTAACTTTTGTAATCGCACTTGCGGTATTTCTATACCACACGCGGGCCGCCTGCGTCTTTCCAGGAAGCAGATGCCTCTGGAGACCCGTCTTAAGAATCTTTGAGAATGGACTTATCGTCATATACAATTGACTTCTTTTCGGTCATAATTATGAATTTCCACTGCCTCTCACGACAGTAACGGATCGCCGCGTTCCACTTGCTAGAGTTAACACCCCACGTGAAGACTTCGTCAAGGAAACGCTTCTCTGTTTTTTGACCACGGATAGGTGGGATCGTTTGTTCGTATGGCTTGATTTCAATTAGATTATACTCTTCTTTACCCTGTTTGTTTTTCTTCTTCACCAGAAAATCTGGGAAGTAACGATGCCAGCGGCCATCAACCGGTGACACGTATGGAATAATTATCTCTTCACTCGACCACATCAAAATATCAGGATGTGCATCGCAGTATCTCTGAAACTTGAATTCCCACGAACTACGAGCCACAATCTGTGTTGGGTCACCCTTATATTTATGAGGGTTCAACGGTTTGAATAACATAGGTTGCGGGTATCTTGGCATCTTAATATTTATGGGAGATGGATTGTTTATAAACAATAAATAATAAAGACTGTAATTAGGAAACACCATGCCAATAAATCTACCGAGCTTTTTCACACAAAGCCTCAATATCGGAACAAAAATCAACGAGATTACCAATATACCAGGTAAAGTAATCGCTGGTTTGAATACTGGTATTTCATCATCGGTAACCTCTCTCTTCAGTAATTTCAACGATGTGTCATCAAAGTTGAATATCGGCAAACTGTTGACTAGCAACGCGATCTCTATCGATGCTGCTAGTCTCTTGTGTAACAAAGATACAATTACTCCTACTCAAACCTCAAAGTATGATGAGCAGAGTAGGAAGAATAACCACTTTATATTCCCTGCAGAGCTTCAATCTGCTCGAGAATTCATGAAACTTGAGTTCATGAGCTATCCGAATACGGGGTCCTACAACGAAAATCGTGAAACGAAAGTTGAAGCTACGATTTTCCTACCACTTCCTGCAGATTTGCGTGAGAGCTTTTCAGTTGGTTACGATTCAGCAGCAATCGGTGCGCTGGTGGGTAAGAATACCTCTTACCTTACTAAGGCAATCGATGAAGCAACGAATGGGGGTGGTCCACAAGAAATTCTTGCAAATCCAGGAAAATATTCAGAGACTGTCAAGAATATCATGTCAGGTCTCATCAAGAACAATAAGGGATCAGACACTATCAAGTACGGTGCGTATCAGTTAGCTGATGCTATCGCGCCTCGAGGAGCACTATCGTATGCAACCGGTGTTATAGCTAATCCGTATCTCGTGCAGATTTTTCAAGGTATTGGCTTCCGTGAATTTTCATTCAATTGGAAACTTACACCAAACAACGAGCAAGAGTCTGACGAGTTACGAAGAATCTTATTTGAACTCAAAACAAGAATGCTGCCTGGAATGAGTGCCTCAGAACTCTTCTTGACAGCCCCTAATCACTGCCAGATTACGTTTAGGCCAGAAGTGTTTAGGATGACGAAGGCTGTAATTGCAGCTGTTGATATTAATCACGCTCCTAACGGACCAGCATTCTACAACAATGATAGTGTATTCGAATATGATCTCTCAATTCAAGTGAAAGAGATTGAGCTTGTAACACGAGACAAAGTTCGTGATTGGGAATCCCAGAAGGGCACATCCTAATGTCATTCTACTTTAGACCGCTTCCACGTATCAACTATGCAAACACTGCCTCGGTCGATATGTTTGCGCGCCCTGCGCTTTCACCTATCGCCGAGAAAGCGGTGGCGGTCTACTACCCATACACATTGAAGGATGGTGAGCGCGCAGATCATGTAGCACGACACTACTACGAAGACTCTTCTCTCAGCTGGCTTCTCTATTTTACCAACAACATTTCAGACCCATACTATCAGTGGTATCTAAGTGATACTGAGTTTAATGAATTCATAGTTGCGAAGTATGGTAGCATTGAAGCGGCTCAACAGAAAGTAGAGTACTACTTTGTGAGCTATCACAACAACGAATCCTTCCTAAGTTCAACTGCATACGAAGCACTCGCTGTTGGTCAGAAGAAATACTGGAAGCCAGTACTCTCGGAGAACAATGTAATAAGAGGTTACGAGCGTAAAGCGGTCGATTGGATTGCTGAAACAAATATGGTTCAGACGTGTGTATTCTCAGCGAACGGTACCCCTGTGGTAAACGAACGTGTTACTCAGACAAACGCGAATAGTGTAGTTGTTGCAGTTGGCACAATTGCACATGTCAATGAAACAGATTTAAGTATAACATTTAAACATATCAGTGGCGCATTTGATACTGCGTTACAGGTGGTGGGTGACGATTTTACTCTTGACCTCGATTCAGTTGGTGAAATCACCTACAGTATCCCTCTTGCTGAGCAAGTATACTGGGAGCCAAAATACTCGTATGAGGTTGAAGAAGAGTTAAACGAAGCACGCCGCACAATCTACATTATGGACCGTGAATATCTGCCTCAAATTGAGCGTGAACTTGAAGGTTTGTTTTAATGATTTCCAGTAAGATAGAAGCAGGACAAGTAGAGATCAAGAGAATTACACTGCTTAACGCAAATCGTAGTTCAGCTATTGACCTGCGTTCTCTTCTAGTTGAGGCGTCTTTCTATGAAGATATCACAAAACCAACTCTCTTCTGTGAAATCAGCGTAATTGACGGTAACAACGTTCGTAAGACACTGCCTATCATTGGTGAGGAGTTTCTTGAAATTGAGTTTCTGACCCCGCTCTTTAGCGATTACAAAGATATCTACGGCACAGTGTCTTTCAAGAATACATTTCGTATATTCAGTGTAAACGATCTCACAGATAACACTCAATCGAAGAAGCACAGTTACAGTCTTCTCGGTGTAAGCGAAGAGCAGATTAAGTCGAGTAACATATCGATCGAGAAGGGCTACAACACCACAATCGATAAGGCAGTGAAGGATGTCGTGCTCAACTATATGAGCACGAAGAAGAATATCATCACTGAAGATACAAAGGGACTATTTCCTCTCGTAGTTCCAGGATTCTCTCCTCTCAAGACCATCGATTGGTTGAGAAGGAGAGCAGTATCACCATCATATAAATCATCATCATTCGTGTTCTTCGAAAATTCAAGAGGTTTCAATTTTAGAACACTCGAGGGTCTCATAGACGATGGAGTAAAGAATCGTGCTAAGATGAAATACGTGCATAACCCAGCGAATAACGAAGATGTTGATCAACCTCGTAAAGACGAGTTATTCAATATCATCAAGTTCAACGAGCAGCATGCATTCGATACAGTTGATAAGATCCAGTTAGGTGCTGTTGATAGTGTTGTTGAAACGTTCGACTTCCTGACAAAGAGCACAACTGCAGTATCACACGATTGGGAGAAGGTATCCCATTCATTTGCTAAGCTTAACAAGGGTAATGAAAGCTTCTCTGTAAACATACTCCGAGAAATGGATGGTATTGCTGGCAAGCTCGGTAACAGTAAGAAATCTACAAGATATTTTGTTCCGAAGGATACATCGAGAGATGATCATTTTATTGACAGTACTCTCGCGCAGCGCCAAGCATTTTCAGTGATTGCTAATCAGAATAAACTGATACTCTACGTGTATGGTAATTCTATTTTGAAGGTTGGTGATGTAATCAACCTAGAAGTACTCGTCCCTACACGTAAGGTTGAGCACAACTCTTCAACAGAAAAGGTTGAATCAAGTGTGATCAAAGGTAATTTCCTCATTTCGAGGTTGAGGCACATCATTACAGCAGGTCAACGATTTGAACATAGAGTATCACTTGAGGTGTTCAATATAGGTGTTAAACTATGACAATTAAGAAAATGGGCTCGGGTGCCTTCCACTGGTTCATCGGTAAGGTTGAAGACCGTGACGATCCACTCAGCCTTGGTAGAATACGTGTTAGAATCTTCAGCTACTACTCAGAGAATAAGGCCATCCTGCCTACTGATAAGTTGCCTTGGGCGTATGTATCTTCACCAATCAACAGCGCGTGTGCGAATGGTGTTGGCATCTCACCTACCGGTATTGTTGTTGGTTCTGTGGTCAACGGGTTCTTCTGTGATGGACCAGAGGCACAGATGCCTATTGTAACTGGAACACTCGTTGGTATACCTGAAAACAACGTGATGAAGCACGATGTACCAAAGCGAGCGCGGGGTGTGAAAGACATCACAAAATCACAACTCGAGAAAGAACCAGCTGATCCCTACGCTGCTCGTTACCCGTATAATAAGGTGATGAAGTCTGAGGGTGGTCATATTATTGAGATAGATGATACACCGGGCAGCGAGAGATTACACACCTATCACAAATCAGGCACCTACACTGAAATAAATAATATTGGTGATCATGTGACCAAGGTTGTTGGAAAAGATTACGAGATTGTTGCTAGCGATAAAGAGGTATTCATTGGTGGTAACGTTGATGTTCATATCAAAGGTAATGTCAACATACTCATCGATGGTAATATAAGCACGGTTGCGAGTGGTACTTGTAGACTCGAGTCGAAGGGTAATATGACAATTATCGCTCCGCGCGTGGATATCAACCCATGACCGGTATCGCTCGTAAAACACTTGATGCTGCAGGCGGCGTTGCTATTGAAGGTTCACCTAATGTGTATGTGAATGGTCAACCTGTTGTCCGTAATGGTGATAGGGTAGCGGGCCACGGTCTACCTCCACACTCACCGCCTCCTGCGATGATCGCAAGTTGTAAGAATTTATATGTGAATGGTATTCTTGTTGTAAGAGAAACAAACTCAGCTACTTGTGGTCATACAATCTCAGGTTCAACTAATACGTTTGTAGGTTCCTAATGGCATCAGTAAGAAAAGTAGATCGCATTACATCAATCACAAAACAGAGGGAATACTACTCTGATTTTGCTACTGATTTCACAATCAAGCCCAATGGTGATCTTGAGCGCCTTACGAATGATGATTCGGTGAGACAGTCGATCGTCAACCTCATCAGTACAAACAAGGGTGAGGTATTCTTCAGCGAGCGCGGTGGAGATGTTCGTAAGCTTTTGTTCGAAAACATGACACCTCAAGTTGAATCAATGCTTGAAAGTACTATTCGTCACACTATTGAAAACTACGAACCGCGAGCAAAAATAAACAATATCATTGTTCGAGGTGATGAAACAGACGGTTCATACTCCATAAATATTCTGTTCACTACAATAAATACGAGTGATGTAATTTCACTCTCATTCATACTTACACGAGTTAGATAATGTCCCATAATGTAAATCTAGTAGATCTTGATTTTGATTCACTCAAAGCGAGTCTCAAGGCGTTCCTTCAGAATAAACCTGAATTTAGAGATTTTAACTTTGAGGGTTCAAATATCAATACGTTGATTGAGTTGATGGCATATAACTCTTATCTCAATACTTTCTATATGAACATGATCGCTAATGAAATGTTCATTAAAACCGCGCAGCAGCGCGAAAATATTGTTAAGCACGCGATTGAATTGAATTATCTTCCACGTTCATTCCGCTCCGCTCATGCTGTTGTTGATATTGTTGTTACACCATCAAATTCAGCAGTCTCTGCAGTTGTGATGCCGCGTGGCACATCATTTACAACACAGTTAGGTAGCAACACATACACTTACACTGTAGCGAATAATATGGTACTCTCATCTACAAACGGTGAGTTTACTTTCGCTGATGTTGAAATCTATGAAGGTTCTTTCATATCTGATACCTTCTTATATGCATCAGAAGGATCTGCTACTGATGCTATTCAAACACAGCGCTTCATTCTCTCAAATCCACAAATTGATCTTGATAGCCTGAGTGTAACAGTTATCGAAAATGGTGGTGCAACTACAACTCAATATATCAAGAAAGATGTTCTGAGTGATTGCACGAGCGCCTCTCCTGTATACTTTGTTCAAGCTGCGGAGAACAATCAATACGAAGTAACCTTTGGTAGCGGTCTTGTTGGCCGTCGACCGAAGGATGGGTCAGTAATTATCTGTGAATATAGAATTTCATCTGGTGAGCTATCAAATGGTGCAGACATCTTTGTATCAGATGGAGCGATCGATGGTCACTCGAATGTTGCAGTAACACTTGTATCAAGAGCAGAGGGTGGCGCGGTTTATGAAACAGCAGAGTCAATTCGCTTCAACGCGCCAAGATACTTCAATACACAGAACCGAGCAGTTACAGCTGAAGATTACAAGACCCTGCTTACAACGAAGTTTCCAGAAATTGATGCAATCAATGTTTACGGTGGCGAAGAAGTTACACCACCTCAGTATGGTGTTGTTTATATCTCAGTAAATCAAGACAACTCTGATGGTATCTCACTTGAGCGTAAGCGTGTGTATCGTGATTACATCAGAACAAAGACATCACTCGCTATTGATCCTACATTCATTGACCCTGAATTTACGTATATCAGCCTCAATTCAACAGTGACCTACAATATCAATATTGCGACACGTAGTCAGGAAGATATTCGTTCATTAGTACTCGGTGCCGTCTCCACATTCAATGATGAGTATATTGATGATTTCAACAGCACTCTCTACTTTAGTAAGCTTACTACTGCTATTGATGATTCAGAAGAGAGTATTTTGAGTAATGATACTACACTAACACTCTACAAAATCATCACTCCAACATCAACATCTAACGCTTACAGTGTGACGCTCTACTTCGATAACCCAATTCGCACAGATCTATTTTCATCGAACGTGACTCACGATTCAACAGAGACCCATGGTGTGTTGAGTTCAAAATTTGTATCCGAGGGTGTAGATGTTTACTTGGAAGATGATGGTGATGGTTTCATGCGACTGATGGCAGTAGTTGGCGGGCAGCATACACAGATCAATTCTAATGTTGGTACGGTTGACTATGAGAATGGCACTGTGACGATTACAAACGTGTTATTCTCATCCTATAGTGGAACTGGCGTCAAACTTTATGTATCACCAGCATCGAAAGATGTATCTGTAATAAGCAACCACATCCTCACAATTCGAGACGCTGATGTTTCGATTACACTCAATGGTAAACGTGAATGAGTTTTGAAACAACAATACTACCTCTAATCGGTAGTCAATTTCCAGCGTTCTACAACGATAAAGGTCAGGACTTTATTCGCTTTGCGAAGGCTTACTATGAGTGGATGGAGAGTGAAAATCAAACACTCTACCATACCCGTCGTCTCAATGAGTATAGAAGTGTTGACACTACAATTGATGAGTTCTCAATTCACTTCCGTGAAAAGTATCTCTATGGTCTACCTCTCTCTACTGATGTAGACACCAAGTTTCTCTTCAAGCACATCAAAGATTTCTTGAGTATGAAGGGTACAGAGGAGGGTATTGATGTATTCTTCCGTCTCATATTCGGTGAGGAAGTTAAGGTATTCTACCCTGCAGACGATTTACTTCGTCCATCAGACGGAGACTACTATGTACCGGTATATCTCGAGCTCGCGCCGTCAACAAGAGCCGCAACCTTTCAGGGCAAACAGATTACAGGTGTTACATCGGGCGCAACCGCCATTGTTGAGAAGGTAATACGCAAAGGGGTCACAGGTAAATATATCGATGTGGCATACATCACCAATCTTCAGGGTCATTTCACAACAGGTGAATTAATTACAGAGAATGGTGTAATTGAAGGTGCGCCTCTCATTATTGGATCACTAACCAATCTTGATATAAATCTTGCTGGTGCTGATTTTGAGGTCGGTGATATAGCTTCGATTGTTTCGAGCGTGACAGGTCGGAGAGGTCTTATCAGGATCACCGGAGTAGAGACAGCAACAGGTCGTGTGGCGTTTACACTTATTGACGGGGGCTGGGGATTTAGTGAGGATGCTCTGGTATATGTATCAGAGAAGGTTATCAATACTGATACTCGTACAAACGCTAATACAGATATAACGGATTTCTACATCTTCGAAACAGTTGAGCAGCCGCTTGCTACAATTGATTACACAAACAATAGTGCAGCATTCGCTATCGGTCAAGAAGTTGTTGGTGCAAACACAATAGCAAATACAGGTTCTGGTTATGTTGTGGGTATCACAAACATCGTTGGTGCGAATGGCACTCTGAAAATATTGGTTTCAAACGGCACCTTCTCAACAGCTTCAGATGTTGCTAACACAACTGCGAACGTAGCGTTGATTGACACATACACCAATTCAACTGCGACTGGTTTGCTGATTGGAGCGAACAGCTCAGCAGTTGGTTTATATGATGTCACAGGGACATTCACAAGCAATACCGACTACGCGTTTCTACGTGGTCAGACATCCAACACATATTCAGAAGTAACATCGAACGGTATTGCAACTGGATCAGGCGCTGATTTTAGTATCGGTGCAATTCAAGATACAGAAACGGTCTACATCAATACAGACCTAATTGGTGGTAATAACGCTGCATTACAACCATACCTCAACATCCAGCTGAATGGATATTATGGTAATGTTGGTTATCTTGAGGCTGTTACAATCAATAGTGGTGGTACGGGCTACACTAACGGCGCGGCGATAAGCTTCTCTGGTGGTACACCTACATCAAACGCAACTGCAACACTCTCAACAAATTCAACTGGTGGTATTACAACGGTCACTATCACAAGCAGCGGTAATGGTTATGATACACCACCTACAGTCAGTGCACCTGGAGGTACTGGTGCGAATCTTGAAGCAGATATGTTCTTTGGGTACGGGTTTCCAAGAAATGTGTACGCCACCCTAGATACAGTAATTGGTGTTGCACTGTCGAAGAATACCTACACAATTGGTGAGATTGCATCACTCTCGAATATTAATCCCGGCGCTGATTACAATCAGGATCCTTTCGTTCTTGTAATTGAACCACTCATTGCAGGTTACGGTCGTCGCGATCTAATCCTACAACTCGATACAATCGTCGGTACATTTACAGAAGGTGAAAGAATTTCTCAGAGCTTTTCACTACCAGCGTATAGTGTCAGCTATAACAACATGGTCACCTCTGTTTCATCAGTAATAGTTACAGCAGGTGGAACGGAGTATGTTGGCACTGATGTTGTAGTGTTTACCGGTGGTGCAGGAACCGGGGCAGCTGGTTCGCTGATTCTTGGTACACAACTCACACTCTTAAATGTTTCAGGTACTTTTGAAGCTGGTGAAGTTATCTCTCAAGCAACTTCAGGTGCAACAGGTCTCATATACTCTGCGAATGCAACAGTACTGAAGGTTCAGCCAACAAGCGGCGCTTTCGCTGCGAGTCTCATAGTAACAGGAGCAACATCAAACGCAACTGCAAACGTGTCAGCTTTCTCGAACGGTGTTGTATTTGGTATATCTGTTACAGATGGTGGATTAAACTACAGCTCAGCACCAGCAGTAAGTATTACCACTTCAACTGGTAGTGGATTCACTGCAAACGCGGTATTGAGGGGCTTTCAGGTTGCCGAAAGCGCAACACAAGATACCTCAACAGGTATCATCTCAACAGTTGCTACAACTAACTCAACAGCGGGTTCGTTGCTTATCACAACAGATGATGTCTTCGCAGCGAACGCAACATCAATAACCACAACAACATATAGTATTGACCTCGATGTTGATAACAGCCCCTTTACTCTCGGTGAAACCGTAACTCAGCAGAATACAAACGCTACAGGTGTGGTGTATTCATCTAACTCAACAGTATTGAGAGTGATAGATGTTGATGGTACATTCGATGTAAGTAACTCAACCTATGGCTTACTCACAAGCGCAATTAGCGCGATTTCCGCAAATGTATCACTCGTTGCATCAAGTGCTATTCTATACGGCTCAAACACATCTGCAACAATTGTAACTGCAACTTCAGCACCTGTTGCTCAAATTATACGTGGTAGTGTAACAGAGGTGGGAGCTGATTATATCAAGATTGCTCGCAAATCCTTCTCTGTTGCTTTCCAGAATGATATTGATATTGTTGGACTGTCATCTGGTGCGAGTGCGAATGTGGTGATGGTAATCAATGACCCCGATACAAATCCGATCGGCCTTAACGCTCAGATCAACGCAGTGGCCGGCGCAGTTGAAGGCTCAATTAGTGATTTTGAAGTTATTGACTCAGGATTCGCGTATGAAGAGCTTGAGAGTGTTGATATTGTTAAGGAAGGTGGCGCGTTTGTTGCCTCTGGATATGTGAGACTCTTGAATGAGGGTACTGGTACAGGGTACTTTCAATCAGAGAAGGGCTACCTCAACACCAAATATCTTCATGATTCTGATTACTACCAGGAATATTCGTATGTTATAAGAACAGGGCTTGCTCTCGACACTTACAGACAGATGCTGAAGGATATCATGCACGTGGCTGGTACAAAGATGTTTGGTGAATTTAATAAGGTGTCTAAAGCCAATACAATGGTGAAGACATTGACCATAAATACTGGTACAATCATTTCCAATAATAGCGGCACAATCCTCTACCAGCAATGACAAAACTAGTCACCAATAAGTTTCATGTGCACAATGCTCGTGAATTCATCGAAACCTTCACTGAACCACAGAGAAATTTCTATTACTTCTTCTACGGTAAGCCAACGGAATTTGCGGATGACAGTGTTCCACCAGAAATAGAAGACAACACCAATGGTACTCTAATCGATGTTTACAACAACATGATTGGAGCGAAACTGATATTAGAGGCTGATACTTCCCTCATGGTGCCCCGCTACAACTGGACCTCCAACACTGTTTACGAGCCATATCGCCACACATCTGTTGATCTCTTCAATGAAGAATTCTATGTTGTAGTAACAGAGGGTGGAGGTAGCTACAGTGTATTTAAGTGCTTAGATAACGCTAGTGGTATCGCATCAACACAGCCTCCGGCATTCGCTGATACATCAGCGAATGACGATTTCTACTTCACATCTGATGGATATCAGTGGAAGTATATGTACCAGTTTGATTCTGCCACACATAATAAATTTGCAACTACCGACTACATTCCTGTTGTGACAGATGATGATGTGAGTGGTAACGCTGTTGATGGTGCTATCGATGTTGTTATTGTTGAGTCGGGTGGTAACAACTACAACTCATACACAAACGGTGTATTCCAACAGATTTCTGTTGGTGGTAACAACGTAATATTTACAATCGAAGCCTACTCATCGAGCAACGCTGATTTCTACACAGGCAGCGCATTCAAGGTCGTGAGCGGCACTGGATCAGGGCAGTTGAGAACAATCGTTGGTTACTCTGTCGCTGGAAGTGTAAAGCGGGTAGTAATTGATGAACCATTCACAATCACACCAACAACATCATCAACCTATGAAATCACGCCAGCTGTTACACTTACTGGTGATGGTGAAGACTTCTCAGCGCGTGCAACGGTTAACGCCACATCTAACACCATTCACTCAATTGAGATCATAAATAGAGGTAGTGGATATACATGGGCCACGGCTGTCGTAACTGGTAATACGGGTATCGTTGATGTAGATTCTAATACAGCGATTGAAGCTGATACTGCTACAATTACTCCAATTATATCACCACCAGGTGGTCATGGTTCTGATGCACCTTACGAGCTCGGTGGTAAGTTTGTTGGATTTAGTATGAACCTCGATAAAACAGCGGGTGCATCAAAGATTGAAGATTCGAATGACTTCCGTCAGATAGGTATTATCAAAGATGCGTTGTTCTCAAATGTAGAGTTGACACTCACAAGCGTTACTAGTGGGTTTGCAGTAAATGATACTGTATCACAGAATAATACATACGCTGAGGGTGTTGTTACTTTCGCGAATACAACCTTCTTGAGACTCACTGATGTAAGAGGTGTATTTGAGTCAGGTAACTCTACTTACGGTGTTGTTGTAAATGATTCAAATACAGCTGTTAACTCAGCAATTACAACAGCAACTACACCAACACTTTACGTTGATCAGACAACTTGGTTGACAATTGAGCAGACCTCAGTTGAAGATTTTGAAGATGATGAAGTAATCACTCAGACAACATCGATTGGTTCGCCAACAGCCGTTCACTACTTCTCAAACTCAACGGTAATGAAGCTGACGAGTGTGAGAGGTGTATTCAGTATTTCGGATGATGGTGCTGCTGATCTTCAGACAGTAACAGGTGCAACAAGCGGGGCGGAGGCTAAGGTAACAGGTAAGATTTTACCTGATTTAGTCCAGTCTTCGGGCCAGTCTTTATACATAGAAAATATAACACCAATTAGTCGTTCTAACGGACAAATTGAAACAGTTCGATTAATTCTCGAATTCTAACGGGGTAAAAATGCAGCTAGAAACAGATCTTAATGTTGAACCATATTTCGATGACTTTGATGAGTCAAAGAATTTTCACCGCATCCTCTTCAGGCCGCGTTTCCCGGTTCAAGCCCGTGAGTTAACACAGCTTCAAACAATTCTTCAGAACCAGATTGATCGCTTTGGATCACACATCTTCACACAAGGTTCAATTATCAAGGGTTGTTCATTCTACTTTATTAGAGATTATTTCTACGCAAAGATTCTTGACCTTACTGTTGATGGTATTGGTGTTGACCTCGATTCGTACAGTGATACCTACGTTGTAAATGCAACAACAGGTCTCAAGGCCATTCTTCTTGAATCCGTAACGGGCCTTCAATCATCAGCAAACGGTGAACTTAACACTCTCTACTTTAAGTATCTCAATGCGGGTACCGGTGGTGAGATTACTTTCGCTAACTCTGATGTTCTTACAATCTACGCGCGTGATTACAGCGTTCAGCAGATTGATATTGATGATGGTGGAGCATCATACACAAACGGTGATGCAATTGTTGTAACAGGTGGAGGTGGTACCGGGGCCAACGGATACATCATTACAGATACAACTGGTGAGATTTCAGAAATTGTGCTCTCAACAGGTGGTACAGATTACACAACAACACCAACAGCGAACGTAACCAGCAACACCGGCTCTGGTGCGGCACTTACAGTGCGCAATTACATCGATAAAGTTACCGTTGCGAATAGCTCATTTACAGCACCCGTGGGTCGTGGTTACGCGTTCAGAGTGTCTGATGGTATTATCTTCCAGAAGGGCCACTTCATTAATGTTGAGGAACAATCAACAATTGTAAGTAAGTATGATACAAACCCAGATGAACTTGTTGTAGGTTTCACTGTTGTTGAGTCTGTTGTTAACAATAGTGTTGACTCATCACTCAACGATAACGCTATCGGTTACCCGAACTACCGTGCGCCCGGTGCTTATCGCCTCAAGCTTGACCCGGTTCTCGTAACCCTCACAAAAGCTGAAGCGGCTGCTAATAACGAATTCTTTTCACTTGTAGAGTTTGAAAATGGTGCTGTTGTTCGTCAAAATCAAACAGCAAACTACAATGAACTCGGTAAAGAGCTCGCTAAGAGAACGCGCGAAGAATCAGGTGATTACACAATCAATAGATTCAAAGTTACAACAGAATCTATTGATAGCAATACAACACACATCAACGCTGTTATCAATAACGGTGTTGCGTATGTTGATGGTTACCGTGTTGAGCTAATCAACACCACACGCGCGGCCCTACCAGTTGCTGATACATACACAACAGAGAATTCTGTTGCAATCTCGTTGAACTATGGTAACTACATCCTTGTAAAAGAAATGATGGGTGTATTTGCGTTGAACGCTCTTACTCAAGTCAACTTGAAGGGCGCGGCATACACAGATGTTACTGACATCAACAATGATAACTACCTACCTGATACAGGCGGTACAACAATTGGTACAGCTTATGTGAAGGGGGTTCAGTACGAATCAGGTACTCCAGGAACACCTTCCGCCACATATCGTGTGTATTTGTTCAATATTGCGATGGGCGCAGGATACTCGTTTGATTCTGTTCGCGCTATTCAGGCAACCGATGCAGCTGCTGATCTTGTACTTGAGAATGGTATTGCAGTTATCAAAGAAGCATCCTTCAACTCTGGTATATTTCCTGTTGGATTGAGATCTATCCGCTCGTATGCAAACGGTACACAATACTCGTTCCGCCATACTACAACAGGCTCATTAAGCTCTACTGGTGAAGTAACAATAGTTCTCGCAGGAACAGAAGAGTTTCCATATGGTGTGGGTGCGCTAAACGCTACACAAAAGCGTGACTTCATCATAGTACCTACCGCTTCCGCGCGCCAAGCTAACCTTGGTGGTACTGTATCATCTTCATCTAACACGGTAACAGGTTCGGGTACATCATTCACAACTGATTTCACTGTTGGTGACTACATTCAGATTAATACATCAGCACCTCGTCTGATTGTATCAATCGCGAACAATACCTCCCTCACAATGGCAAACACAGTTGGTTCTGTATCAGCAAATGTGTATGGTCGTGGTTTCCCAAACAATACACCAATTAGCCTTGAGGGTAGTAACGTTACAGTCACAATTGATTCTGCACAGCAGGCCACAATTGATCTCAACACCAATATTCACGGTGGTGGTACTCTCGCGTTTAAACTTTATTACAATGGCCGTCAGGATGATTTCATCAGTGTTAAGGCAATCAACAAAGACTGCTATGTAAAGATTTCAAACACAGCACTCGCAACATCTTCAAACAATGCGTGGTGTCTTGGTGTACCAGATGCAATGAAGCTCGTTGCTGTATATAAGACATCAAACAACACAACATATGATGAAGCAACAGATGTGACATCACACTTCGCACTTTCAAGTGGTCAGCGTGATACACATTACGGTCTTAGTTATATCAAGAAACGCTCAACTTCATCACTCACTGTTGATGGTTCAACACACCTTATTGTCAAATTTGACGCGTTCACAACAACAAGCACACGTGGTTACTACACAGTTGATTCATACCCAACAAGTAACACTGTTCCGGTCGAAGCAAACAAAATCAACTGGGTAAGCATTCCTGTATATCAATCTGAATCAGGTGCTGTCTACGATCTTCGTGATTGTATCGATACTCGTCCATATGTTTCTAACACCGCTGCAGTAACGTCAACACTTGGTTCTGCAACAATCAATCCAGCGAACACCGAAGCGTTCAGTGGAACAGTATACACGCCTTCTCCTAATCAAACACTCACCGCTGATGTTGGCTATTTCCTCCCACGCCGTGATAAGGTGGTACTTGATTCATTTGGTAAGGTAAGGGTATTAAATGGTGTGTCTTCGATTCGTCCAGAGTATCCATCTGATATTGACGGTACAATGACGCTCGCTTCGTTGAGTGTACCAGCATTCCCAACAATCGCTACGCTTGATAAATACATCTACAACCGTAACGATCACACAATTACTGCATCTATCAAGCAAAATAAACGCTATACAATGCGTGATATTGAGAAGCTTGAGGACCGCATCAAGCAAATTGAGTACTACACTTCTCTAACAAGTCTTGAAACAGATACAAAGAATTTGGTGCTTCCATCCGAGGCAAACAACTCCTTCGAGCGTTTCAAACACGGTTTCATTGTTGATCCTTTGATTGATTACTCAATCTCAGCAACAAGTAGCCCTGAGTTTAAAGTATTCGTTGATACAAATCGCGCTGAAGCAACACCAACCTTTGAACAAGGTAAATTTGATGTTGTAGCGAATTCATTCTCGGATACAATCCGTCGTGGTAATAACATCTATCTTGATTTTGATGATGTGATGTTGATTACTCAGCCAATAGCGACACGCTCACGCATCATTACTCAGAGTTACTGGCGCTTCAACGGAAGTATGACAGTTAATCCTGCATATGACAACTTCTACAGTACAACATCGAAGCCAATTCAAGTTGATATGGATTACACGGAGGGTCTTGAGAGCATCATCAACTCAGTAAATGATGCATTTAAATTCATTAAAGTGAATGAATCCTCTGATGTACAATCAACCACCTTCCAAAATCGCGCAAATACATTTGATCAAGTTGAGAGTGGTACGGGTCGATTTACTTCGGTACTGAACACGTCGATAGAGCACTTAACTACAATCAATACTACAACACATAAGTGGGATTACTTGCAGTTGACCCCTGGTGTTACAACTGGAAAGCAAACAGAGGTTGGTAGTTTCGTAACAAACTTCACAATGAGCCCATTCATTCGCGCTCAATCAATATACTTCTTTGCATCTGGTCTACGTCCTGATACAAGGCACTATGTATGGTTTGATGAGAAAGATGTCGATGCCTACATTACACCTATGAAGATTCATACTGCGGGTAGTTGGAGTGATGATCCAACTGATTACTATGAGTCTGGTATTGTTGGTGATGCTCTTGTTGCGGATGAATATGGTACAATAGCAGGTAAGTTTGATATTCCTGAGGGCATGTTCCTCGTTGGAGATCGCACGCTTAACATATTCAACGTAAGCGATAGGGCATCATGGGATACTGCTATTTCGAAGGCCGCTGCCAAGTTCAACGCATTTAACTTTAATGTTGAAAAGGGAAACCTCTCATTCAACACAGGACAGACTTTTGCTTCAGGTGTAAATGTTATAAATGCTGCATCTACATCAACAACAGAGCGTGTAGATTTTGATAGAGCAACTGTTATTTCAATACAAAATGTTGATAATGAAGATCCCCTAGCGCAGTCATTTATAATTAGTCCAGAGGTTGCAAGGGGTAATGAGGGTATTAACCTCACTAAAGCGGATCTTTACTTCAAGGAGAAGGATCCTACCTTTGGTATTGTCGTTGAAATCAGAACCGTACGCCTCGGTATACCTACATCAGAGATTCTTGCTCGCACAAGACTTCGTAGTGATGAAGTCAACACAAGTAATACTGCTGCAACTGCTACAACAGTAGTATTTGATACACCGGTATTCCTAAGAGCTGGCGAAGAATACGCGATCTGTCTTCTTCCCGAAGCCAATTCACCTGAATATGTTGTATGGACTGGTGAAGCTGGTGGTACTGATGTTGCGAGCTCCCTCACAAAGAATCAGGATTGGGCTTATGGGGCGATGTTTCTCTCCACAAATGCTACAACGTGGACAGCGGTACAGGGTGAAGATCTCAAAGTATCACTCTACTTTGCTCAGTTTAGTGTAACATCAGGAACTATTACACTTGTGAATGATGATAGAGAGTTCCTTTCAATCTCTAATTCGTCGGGATCAGTAACAGCTGGTATGCCAGTTGGACGATTTGGCAACACATACATCAGTGGATCCTTTGTAACTCTCACAACAAACAACATTGTAACTGATGCTAATACAGCTGTAAGCTCACAAGTTACAGCTGGTGATTATCTCTTATTGATTCACGATAGTGGTTCTGTTGCTAACCTTACAGGTAATGTTGCTGTTAATGCTACTTCGAATGTAATTGTGGGTAACGGTACATCATTCGATACAGATTTCGCAGTAAATGACTACATCTATGTAAATATGGATAGTGCTGCGAATGTACAGGTTCGTCGTGTTACAGCTGTTACAAACAGCATCTCGATGCAAGTTACACGACCATTTGCTGCTGCTCAGACAGGTGTTGGATTTCACAAACTTGATACAGACTTTGATATTGTGAGAGTTGTTAATGTTGCTCTCCCAAGCATCACCTTGAACAAACATCCACAGTTTTCTTCAAATACTACAAATGCTGTTTTCGCTGAAAAGGTGATAGTGGGTATTATCGATGGTGTTGATTCAACAATCTCAACAGTTGTATTGAAAGATTCAACTGCAAACAGCACGATTTACTTTGCTAATAATGATGTGTTAATTGCTAACAACAATCAGACACTCACAATTGGCTCTGTTGATGATATCAACATCAGTCACTTCGAAAGCTTGTTCAACAACATTGTATATCCAGGAACATCAATTGCGATGAGTGCGTCATTTATGAACGCATCGAACACACTGGTAAGCAACAGCTACGCGTTTGGTTCAACCAATTACTTACCATTTGATGGTAAGCTCAGAAGTCGTTCGAATGAACACCAATATGGGTTTAGCGCAAAATCATTCAACGCAACGATAACTCTAGCGAGCGGCAGCGATTACATCTCGCCAATATTTGGAGCAAGCTCACCAAATATCTTAAGATACGCTTACGATATCAACAATGATGTGACAGACGAGCATCTCATGAGTGGTAACGCTCATGCTAAATACTTAACCAAACAGGTTGTACTCGCTGATGGTCAAGAGTCAGAGGATTTGAAAGTGTATCTCACAGCCTACAAACCAGTAGGTACAGAGATCTACGTGTACGCAAAGATTATGAGTGAATCTGATTCTGACAATTTCAACGATAAAGATTGGTCGTTGCTCGAGCAGGTAACATCAAATTCAGTATTCAGCTCAACATCAAATAAAAATGATTACCGTGAATTTGAATATACGTTCGCTGAACAGCCTTATGCAACACAATTAAGTGCTGGTGTAACAACCAATGCTAATACTCTCATCAATACTCCAATTGATCTCTCAGCGAACGTTGCAGCTGGTGATATTATTGTACTTGAGAATTCGGTGACAGGCGACTATGAGGTTCGTAAGGTGACTTCTGCTAACTCAACCGTAATTGCTGTAGTTACAGATACAACTCTCAACTCAACTGGCACGCTAATTAAGCTTGTGACGCGCCAGAAAACAGCATACAAGAACTACGAGGATGATAGTGGTATTGTACGCTACTTCAATACGAGTGGTGCTGCATACGATGGTTTCAAGATCTTCGCAATTAAGATCGTGCTCGCATCTGACTTATATTCACTTGTTCCACGTGTTGATGACGTTCGAGCAATCGCCGTATCTGTATAATGCTTACAAAAACGAACGACCCTGATTTTGTAAAAGATACAAAGTGTGGGGCTGTTATAAATAATAACAAGAACGCTTTTAACAGATACAAACAACAGCGTGCAGAGTTACAGCGAGCTGCAGAGGTTGATAAGAAAATCAATAAGATAGAATCGGAATTATCCGAGATAAAAAGTCTAATAAAAGAATTACTAACGAGAGAATAAGATGGCAAGATCAGTAGCTAATGTTGCAACAGCATCAGACACCTTTGAGGGTTGGATTAACAAAACCAATATCCTTCTTGGTGCTCTCACGACCTATGTCATCACAGTTAGTCAGACATCAGCAAATGGTGATCTAACAACCGGCAATGCATTTGTTAACGGTATTTTATCATCTACTACCCTCTCTACTGATTTCCTGCGCGGTGGTAACGTTCAATCATACGGTGCACTTGTTATTGGGTTCAGTAACAGCACCATAAGTTCAAATGTTCGTATCAGTGGTTATCAGACACAGGTTGGTAACACAACTGCACCTTCAAACACTTCAATCTACTCGCAGAATACATACGTCATTCTCGAGAACATGCTTGTAACAGGTAATAGTTCATGGCTCGCAAATGTTAGTTATCTCGTTGATAAGTTTGAAGTTGGTGGTAACACTTTCACGATCAACTCTGATTCATCAGTATTCAAACAACTAGTTACTTTCCAGAGTAACTTAACATCCTCTGGTTTTATACTCGCGAACAACATTACTGCAGCGGGTAACGTAACTATTAACGGAGCGTCGGTAAATGTTGCCACCGGTACTCTTCGTGTTGGTGGTATTACAACTCTTGTTGCTAATCTCAACGCACAGGGACACACAAACACTACAACATTAACTACATCAGGTAATACTTCACTTACTGGTGTACTCGTAACAAATACAACACTCATTACAGCGAGTGTTAACGTCGCTGTTGATACAAATGTATTATTTGTTGATGTAGTTAACAATCGTGTTGGTATTGGTAACACCGCACCGGGATCAACACTAACACTCGATGGTACTTTCGCTGTTACAGGTAACGTTGCGATTGATACTACAACGTTTGTAATTGATACTACAAATAACCGTCTCGGTATTAATACCGCACCATCAGCCACAGAAGTTTTAGCTGTTCGTGGTGATACGCGCTTCTACAATACACTTACTGTTGAGGGCGACCTTCAAGTTAACGGTGCTTTGACGTTTAGTGGTATCGCAAACGGTGATTTTACACCGGGCACAGATGACACATATAACCTTGGTAATACAACTAATCGTTGGCTCGGTTGGTTCTCAAATCTTGAAGTAGCAAACAATGCATTTTTTGGTAACTCAACCGTAACATCGTTGTTTATTGAGGTTGGCGCCAGCGCTAACGTTGGTATCGGAACACAGACGCCTAATGCTAAGCTACAGGTTGTAGGTACAGCGAATGTATCAGGTAATGTTGTAATAGGCGGCCGCGCAACAATCAGTGGTAACGTGATTACTGCGGTAATTGGTCCTTCGGCAACATCACAACACACACTTCCAGCAACTGCTAACGCAACTGTTGTTGTTACAAATGGTACGACGGCGTTTAGCTCTAATCAGACATTTAGTGGTACAGCGCCTATTATTTCCGCTGGCGCTGGTTCTTCTGGAACCACGCAACATGCATTCCCCGCAGTTGCAAACAGCACGTTTGCAGTTCTCGCTGCAGTTCAAACATTTACAAGTAACACAACATTTAGCGGCGCGCTTCTTACCCTCAGTGGAACAAATACCGCTGTTACAGGTACAAGCTTCAATGTTGCAGCAAATGCAAACTTCACAGCTAATCTAACGGCGAGTGGTGCATATGTGTACCGTGTTGGTGGCACTGATATTCTACTCGCTGATGGTGGTACTGGTGCCTCACTTACTGCGGCTGGTGGTGGTCTTATATACTCAAACGCTTCGTCGTTTGCAGTTACTTCATCGCCAACGGTTGGTCAAATTGTACTCACAGGTAACTCAACTGTACACTCACCTACATTTGTCACAACAACTCTCGGTGTTGTAACGAATGCAACACACATCTATGTAAGCCATGATGCTACATCTGGATACGATGCTAATGATCACATTGACCATTCAACTGTATCAATTACAGCTGGTAACGGTCTATCAGGTGGTGGTACAATTGCTGCGACCAGATCTCTCGCTGTACTTGCAAATAACGGAATTATTGCAAATTCAACGGGTGTGTTCGTAAAAGCTAACACCGGTATCATTGCAAATACTACGGGTGTGTTTGCAAATCACGATGCCGCATTAAATTATGATGCTAATGATCACATCGACCATACGACAGTATCAATTACTGCGGGTAATGGACTCACTGGTGGTGGTACAATAGCCACTACGAGAACGCTAACAGTACTAGCGAATACTGGCCTCGTTGCAAACGCAACAGGGGTATTCGTCAATGCGGCGTATCTCGCAACACAATCTTCTAACAACGCTTCATACTTAGGTGGTGTGCCCGCCGCGGGATATGTATCAAACACTAATCCCTCCTATGTTGCCCAGACACTTACTGCTAACGCTACACACATTGATTGGAACGCCGATCTCGGTGGCATCGCGTCCTATACTCTTACGGGTAACAGGATAATGTCTGCACCAACAAATTTGAAGATTGGTATATATGTTCTGCACCTATATCAAGATGGTACGGGATCGAGAACCATTTCCTCATGGAATAGCGTCTTCAAATTTGTTGGTGGTGTTGCACCCACTATATCTACGGTGGCTAGTTCACATGATATTTTCACCTTTGTGTGCGATGGAACTAATCTCTTCGGTGGTGCAATGGTGGGGTACACTTCATAATGCTGTGCCCTATAACACACATTTCACAGAGATTAGTCACCTGCACTTTTACTGCTAATAATAATGGTGTCGGTGTGGGTAGCGCGGGTACGGGCGTTGCACCACTTACACCTGATCCTACATACATTAAAGAAAATAGAAATTATATCACGAGATTTTGGTCAGTGGGACGAGTGTATGATTCGTCGTCCGCGAATGGTTTTGTACTTGAATTCTTTTATTCTGTGTTTTCGAATGATAGATGGCCTCTCGTATGTGATATTAAATACATCACTATCGAAGAACTCAGCAAACGATATGATACAATAGACTGCTCACACTCCGCAAGCTCCGGCTCAACAAAGTTTACATGGGTGAACAACAAGACGGGGTTCGTAGCTGGCAACTTCTACACAATCAAGATTTGGGGCTAACTGTTGTTATAAATACTGCGTTAACAACGAGGTATTAAAATGGCCGTTCCCGTTACACGCTCACAATTCAAAGAGTTCTGCCTCCGCAAACTCGGTAAACCAGTAATAGACATCAATGTAAGCGCTGATCAGGTAGATGATCGGCTCGATGAGTCACTTCGCTGGTATTGGGATTATCACTATGATGCTGTGGAAAAGGTTTACTACAAGCATCAAATCACTGCGGAAACAATAGCGAATAAGTACATCACTCTTCCCGAGGGTATCATTAGTGTGACGAGGTTGTTTGATTTGGGCTATCTCACAACAGGTCACGGTGAGTTATTTAACATCGACTATCAAATAGCGATGGATACCATTTTTCAGATTAACGCGATGGGTTTGGCGAACTATTATATTACACGTATGAACTACGCGTTGATATCTGAAGTACTTGTAGGGCGCCCACTAATTCGATATCAGCGTCACAATGACCGTTTAATGATTGATGTAAGTTCCTCACGTATGACGGAGGGTAAGTGGCTTGTTGTTGAGGCCTATCAGAAGATTGACCCCGCCGATGGTGAGTTTGATGTTGCCAACACCACCTTCACATCTAACACAGATACTCTAACAACAACACTATCATTCTCCGATGTTGTTGTTGGTTCTGAAGTCTCAGGAACAGGTATTCCTTCCAATACCTTTGTTGAATCAGTAACAAGTAACACTGTGATTGTACTTACAAACAACACAACCGCGGCTGTTACAGATGGTACTGTTTCATTCGAGCTACCGTCTGATGTATGGTCTGACATCTGGTTGCAGCAATTTACAACGGCTCAAATCAAGTATCAGTGGGGATCAAATCTCACAAAGTTCTCAGGTCTTCAGCTCCCTGGTGGAATCACATTTAATGGTGAGAAAATTCTTGATGACGCTGAGAATGAAATTGCGAAAATGAAAGATACTCTGATAAACACATTCTCGCTTCCAGTGTCTGATATGGTCGGTTAATGCCAACAAATCAATACTTCACTAACTACACAAGCACTGCAGAACAGGGTCTTCATACTGATTTAATTGTAGAGTCAATTAAGCAGTATGGCCTTGACATGTATTATCTACCACGTACCGAGGTTGAGGTGGATCAGCTTCATGGAGCAGATACTCAAACTGAGTATGTAAGCTCTCACCTATGTGAATTCTACATTAAGAATGTTGAAGGTTTTGCTGGAGAGGGTGATTTTCTCTCAAAGTTCAACATTCAGATACGTGACCAGGTCACCTTTACAGTTGCACGCACCTCGTTTGAAACTAATGTAGGTACACCTGCTTCAATTGTGCGGCCACGAGAGGGTGATATTGTTTACTTCCCTCTCAATAACAAATTGTTCCAGATTAAATTTGTAGAGCACGAATCTATGTTTTACCCACTCGGTTCACTTCAAGTGTGGGATATCAAATGTGAGTTGTTCGAATATAGTGGTGAGTACTTCAACACTGGCATCACAGAGATTGATGATATTGTTGCAACTATTAACACCGAGCTTACAAACTTCTCTATTCTTACAGAAGATGGTAAGATGCTGTATACTGAGAGTGGTTTCCCAATCATTCAAGAAGCATTCAATCTTGATACCTTTGATCCACTCGCTGATAATGCGGTAATTCAAGATGAGGCTGCTGATATTCTAGACTTCTCTGAGATTAACCCCTTTAGTGAGAATGATATATAATGTTCACAACTTTCTATCACCAGTTATTTAGAAAATATGTCACAATCTTTGGGACGCTTTTCAACAATATCTACATTAACAGGTCAAACGACACAAATGATGCCGTGCAAACCCTTAAAGTTCCTATTGCGTATGCGCCGAAAGATAAAGTTTTGGCTCGCTTGGTTGCAGATCCAGCTTTGGATAGGCCCGTGGCGATAACATTACCTCGAATGTCTTTTGAAATGCAGACACCGATGTATGACTCATCACGAAAAATGATAACAGTAAACAGAATTGTTCAATCAGATTCTGCTAACACAAACAATCGAACGAGTGTATACACCGCTGCTCCATACAATATCATCTTCCAGCTTTACATCTATGTGAAAAACACAGAAGATGGTACGAAAATTGTGGAGCAGATTCTACCATACTTCACACCTGATTTTACACTATCAGCTGAACTACTTCCCGATGTCCCATTCAAAACAGACATCCCCATTGTTCTTCAAAACGTAACAATGCAAGATACATACGAGGGAAATTTTGAAGAGCGTAGAGTGTTAGTGTGGCAGCTTGATTTTGTGATGAAAGCGCACTTCTTTGGACCAATCAAACGAAATGCAATCATCAAATTTGCAAATATTGAATTTTACGATCTATCAACAAATACAGTGCTTGAGAATGTAACGGTTCAACCTGGATTGACAGCAAATGGTGAACCTACAACCAACGCGTCTGCTACAATATCATATCTTGAAATTGATGAGAGTGATGATTACGGTTATATCACAATAATTAGTTGACCGTATATACCTCACTAGCTACACTGTTAATTATATAGATACTGAGTATTAAAATAAAGGATTGTTTATGAGTAATAATGGTATTGATTTTATTACAGATGCGCGTATTGAAGCAGCACTCGATATCTCACCTATGCCAGTTTCTGAAGGTGAGCTCATCGAAGCAAACCCTGAACCTAAAGCAGACAATACAATCGCGGAAGCTGATTTCACCTTTGCTCGAGAAAATGTACGCTCAGCTATAGGTGTGGGCACTTCGGCTCTAAGTGAACTAGCGACAATTGCTTCTCAGAGTCAGCGCGCGTCCGCGTATGAAGTTGTAGCCGCACTGATGAAGAATATCGTTGATAGTAGTAACTCGCTACTTGAACTCTCTAAGAAGCGCAAGGACATCGCGAAAGCCGCAGAGACAGCAAAACCAGTTGGTGGTGTTATTACAAACAACAATCTTTTCGTTGGTACAACACAAGATCTTCAGAAATTCTTGAAAGAACGAAAAAATGGTGACTGATGTTGGCCACGAGTTCAAACAGCTTCACAGCTATCAGGGAAATATCAACCTCAAAAAGGCTGGTACATCACTACAGTTTAGTCCTGAAGAGATAGAAGAGCTTCTTCGCTGCCAGGAAGATCCTCAGTATTTCATTGAGAAGTATGTAAAGATTGTTCATGTTGATCGTGGTATCATCAACTTCATACCATACCCTTATCAGGTAAAGATGGCGAATGCCATCAAGAATGATCGTTTCACAATCTTCAAACTACCTCGTCAATCTGGTAAAACCACAATTGTTGTGGGTATGATGTTGTGGTACGCTCTATTCAACGAGACATTCAGTATCGCAATTCTTGCTAACAAAGGTGATCAAGCGCAAGAAATTCTCGCCCGTATCAAAGTAGCTTATGAGTGGTTGCCTTGGTTCCTACAACAAGGTATCATGAAGTGGAACGAGCGTTCGATCGCACTTGAGAACGGCGCTGTAATTTTCACATCAGCAACCTCTGGTGACGCCATTCGTGGTCGTTCGATGAACCTCGTATACCTCGATGAGTTCGCGCACATTCACTCGAACATGCAAGAGAAGTTCTTTACTTCAGTTTACCCTACAATTTCATCCGGTACATCTACGAAGGTTATCGTAACCTCTACTCCGAATGGCTTGAATTACTTCTATAAGATTTGGATGGATGCGATCAACAAGCGTAACAGCTATACCCCAATCGACGTGCACTGGTCAGAGACACCCGGTCGTGATGAAGCTTGGAAACAAGAGACCATCAAGAACACAAGTGAAGAGCAGTTCGCGCAAGAATATGAAACTGAATTTATCGGGTCGAGCAACACTCTCATTCTACCACGGGTATTACACAAACTTGCGTTTATTGAGCCCCTTATCAAACGCGATAATGATATGCTCAAGTTCTATAGTCACCCATCACCGGGAAGAACATATATCACCGTTGTTGATACTTCACGAGGCGGCGGCGGTGATTATAGCGCGTTCATTGTGTTTGATGTTACGCAAACACCATTTACAATTGCGTGCACATACCGTAATAATTTAATCAACGCACTACTCTATCCAAATGTAATTTTTGAGGCCGCGCGACACTACAATAACTCAGAAGTACTCATTGAAACTAACGATATTGGTGAGCAAGTCGCCAATATGTTGTATCTCGATCTTGAATATGAACATGTTCTTTCAACACATTTGAATGGAAAGACCGGGCAGACCCTCGGATTTGGTACACACACAAATACGCGACGGGGTGTCAAGACTTCAACACCTGTGAAAAAGACAGGATGCGTGATGTTGAAATCACTTATTGAAAATGATAAGTTAAGAGTTGAAGATGAGCAAATTATCAATGAGTTATATCGCTTTGTTCAGAAGGGGAGTTCATTTGAAGCAGAAAACGGTTCAGATGATCTTGTAATGTGTTGCGTATTATTTGCGTGGCTTGTTAATCAGCCACTCTTTAAAGATCTAACAAATTCAGATGTAAGATCGACTATATACAAAGAGAACAGAAATCAGCTCGAACAAACTCTCACACCTATTGGAATGAAGGTGTTTGGTGATGAATCCATAGTGATACCAGGTGAGATTAAGACCGTCGGCTCACTAGAAGCTTGGTTTCACAACGATAACTGAATATTCAGAATTTATAAATAAGTAAGAATAATACTGAAATGTTCTTGTTAGGAGAATGAAATATGTCTTTCCAAATTAGCCCTATTGTTAACGTTACAGAATACGACGCAACAGCGGGCGTACCTGCTGTATCTACGACAGAAGCTGGTATTGCTGGTGTATTCCTCTGGGGACCAGTAGGTACACCAGTGCTTGTTGACAGCGAAGAGTTTCTTAAATATCGTTTCGGTAAGCCTTCCAATCATAATGGTGAAACATGGCTCACCGCAGCGAGCTTCCTTGCATACAGTAACCAATTGTATGTAACACGTGCAGCTAACACCGATGCTGATGCCAACCTCACAATCGTACAAAATTCATCGAATGTTACATTCAATGCTATTGCGAACACAGTTGATAGCTCGAACGTAACTGCATCGAATCTTGAAGCATCGATCATTCGTAACAACGATCACTACGATTCAAAAGATTACACCCTTGATGAGACAGCATACTATATCGCTAAGTACCCTGGCGCTCTAGGTAACTCGCTTCGTGTATCTGTTTGCGATAGCCCAACAGCTTACACAAAGAACCGCCCGCTCGTTCCAAACACACAGATTGCTAACACAAGCAACATCGCTTTCACAGTTGGTAGCAACACCGCGCTTGTAGCCGTGTCGAACACAGCATCAGGTACACTCACAGCAGAAGCTAATGCAGTTCTTACCAACCTCATCGCTGATCTATCAGTTGGTGACTATGTTGAAGCAGGTAATACACTTATTGGTAAGCAGTACCTTCGCGTATCTTCTGTTGGAGCAATTGTAACAAACTCAACACACTACACAGTTACATTGAGCTTCAATGATCGCTTCCAGCTTTCATCTAACTGGAGTGCAGATAGCGTAACACGCTACTGGGAATTCTTTGAGAACGTTGATCGCGCGCCGGGCACATCAGCTCACGTTGCTGCGTTTGGTAACACCTCTGCATCTGATGAACTACATGTTGTCGTAGTTGATGAAGATGGTCTATTTACAAGTGTACCAGGAACAATTCTTGAAGTATTCCGCGGTCTTTCGCGTGCAACTGATGCAAAGACAGATAATGGTGGTGTAAATTACTACCGCGACGTACTCAACCAGTCTTCTGAATACATCTGGTGGGCAAATGATCGTTCAGGTGCAATTTCGAATACATCTTTGAATGTAGCAACAGCAGGTACGACAGTACCCCTATCTGTATCATTTATACTCGGTTCGGATGGTCAAGCTGAAGATGCAGTTCCTATCTCTGTACTCGCAACGGCATATGATGAATTTGCAGACGCTGAAAGTATCGATGTATCCTTCATTCTCGCTGGTAAGGCGCGTGGTGGTACATATGGTGAGCAGCTTGCAAATTACTTGATTGATAACATCGGTGAAAATCGTAAAGATTGCGTTGTTGTAATCTCTCCTGATCGCGCCGACGTTGTTAACAACACAAATGATGAACTTGATGATGTTCTTGCCTTCCGTAATGCGGTTCATTCAACATCCTACGGTATTATGGATAGTGGTTACAAATATATGTATGACCGTTATAACGATGTTTACCGTCACGTACCATTGAACGGTGATATCGCTGGATTGATGGCACGCACAGATCGCTTGCTTGATTCATGGTGGTCGCCAGCTGGTTTCAATCGTGGTCAGATCAAGAATGTTGTTAAGCTTTCCTACAACGTTCACAAATTGGCTCATCGTAACCAGTTGTACAAGGCTGATGTGAACTCAGTTGTAACGTTCCCAGGTCAAGGGCCTCTTCTCTTTGGTGATAAGACTCTTCTTGCGAAGCCAGGTTCAGCATTCTCACACATCAACGTTCGTAGGTTGTTCATTACGCTTGAAAAAGCTATCTCGACAGCTGCTAAGTACATGTTGTTTGAATTCAATGATGACTTTACTCAAGCGCGCTTCCGTAACTCGGTAGAGCCGTTCTTGCGTGATGTACAAGGCCGTCGTGGTATTACTCGTTTCCAGGTTGTTTGCGATAATACAAATAACACTGACGAAGTAAAAGCGCGTAATGAGTTTGTAGGAAGCATCTTCGTTGTTCCTGCATATTCGATCAACTTCATTCAGCTTAATTTCGTCGCAGTTCGCGGATCTGTTGAATTTAGTGAAGTTGTAGGCTCCTTCGCTTAAGACATAAATAAGAATACAATAGGAGAAGCATATGGCTTTTAACATTAACGAGATCAAGGCTCAGTTGACACTTGGAGGTGCACGAAATGCACTTTTCCAAGTGACAATTCAAAACCCAGCGAACTCTGTTGCTGATATTAAGGTTCCTTTCCTCACAAGGGCAGCTCAACTTCCATCGTCCAACCTAGGACGAATTGAAGTACCTTACTTCGGTCGACGTATGAAGTTGGCTGGTGACCGTGAGTTTCCAGATTGGACAGTGACGATCATCAACGATGAAGACTTTTTGATTCGTAATGCGATGGAAGAATGGTCAAACAAAATCAACACTCTTCAGGGTAACTTGAGGACATTTGGTTCTGCTAGCCCGCTTCTTTACAAGTCGCAAGCACAGGTAACACAGTTCTCAAAGACTGGTGTACCTGTCCGTGTATATCAATTCAATGGAATCTATCCAACTGATATTTCACAGATTGATCTTGATTGGAATGCATCTAATCAGATTCAAGAGTTCCAAGTGACATTCGCGTATGATTGGTGGGAAGTAGTTGGTGGAATTACCGGCTCGGCCGGCGGTTCCTAATATGTGGGCTTCGGCCCACTCATTATATTGAGGTGTATTGATGGAATTCTGGGGCTTTCAGTTCAACCGTAAGAAGGTTACTCCTCCCGTATCAGTTGCACCACCTATTCGTGATGACGGCGCAGTTGTCGTTATCCCAACAGGTGGTGCTTACGGTACATACGTCGACCTGGATGGTGCCGTTAAATCCGAAGCGGAGTTAATTACTCGCTACAGAATAATGGCCGCGCACCATGAAGTTGACTCTGCTATTGATGATATTGTAAATGAAGCAATCATTAACGATGAAGATCAAGAGATTGTATCACTCAATCTCGATGATGTTGAATCTCTATCAGATTCCCTCAAGAAGAAGGTTAATGACGAATTTAAGACAGTTATTAATCTCTTAAGCTTTTCAAAAGAAGCGTATGAAATCTTCCGTCACTGGTATGTTGACGGTCGTATTCTATACCACGTTATCATCGATAACGCAGCTCCATCTAGAGGTATTCAAGAAATTCGATACCTTGACCCTCGTAAAATTAGAAAAGTTCGCGAAGTAAAGAAATCTACTGTTACTGCGAACAACCAGACAGCGAACGTCTATCAGGATAAAGAAGAGTACTTCATCTACAACGATAAGGGCTTCCTCTCAGCAAAAGAGACTCCTATAAACGCACAAGCCGGTCTATCTGGTATCAAGATCTCTGCAGATTCAATTATTCAAGTAACATCAGGTATAACTGATGAATACAATAAGATGGTTCTCTCGTACTTGCATAAAGCACAGAAACCTCTTAATCAGCTCAAATCTCTTGAAGATGCAACACTCATCTACAAATTAGCTCGTGCTCCTGAGCGCCGTATTTTCTACGTAGACGTTGGTGATCTACCGAAAGGCAAAGCAGAGCAGTACATGAGTGATATCATGAATAAGTTCAAGAACAAGCTTGTCTACGATTCATCTACTGGTGAAATTCGTGACGATCGTAAGTTCATGACCATGCTTGAGGACTTTTGGCTCCCACGCCGCAATGGCAAAGGTACAGAAGTTACTACACTTCAAGGCGGAACACAACTTGGTGAAATGGAAGAGATTAACTACTTTCAGAAGAATCTCTGGCGCTCGTTGAATGTTCCTGTATCGAGAATGGACGCTGATTCAACATTCAATCTTGGTCGATCATCGGAAATCACCCGCGACGAAATCAAGTTTCACAAATTCATTACCCGGCTTCAGCTTCGATTCAGCTTACTCTTCAGTAGAGCTCTTGAAAAGCAACTAATTCTCAAGAGAATTATTACTCCAGAAGAGTGGAATCAAATTGAGAAGGGGATCAAGTATCGTTATGCTGTAGATAACTACTACAGCGAATTGAAGGATAATGAAGTTATCCGTGGTCGATTTGAACTTCTTGCGATGATTGATCCTTACGTTGGTCGTTATGTATCTAACGAATCAGTACGTCGTAACATCATTCGTCAAACAGAAGAAGAGATGAAAGAGGAAGATAAAAAGATTCAAGACGAATCACTTAACCCTCAATATCAGCAAGTTGAACCACCAGATGTTATCACACCTTCAACACCAAGTGCGGGTGGTAAGAATCGCCAGGAAGAAGTAGAGCTCTCTATTGATACATTGAGTAGTGAAGAGCGTGCTATATTGACAGAGGTGAATAATATTCTTACTGAATTGAACAAAGATGGAACCAGTTAAAAAGACACCTCTAATTAAAAAAGCGGTTGCTAGGGCGAGACTTCTCAAAACAGTAGTTGAAATTATTGACCACCGCGTAAAACAGGTACCACCATTAGTTAGTGTTGGGCCTGTTGGACCCAAGGGGGACCGTGGTGTCAAAGGAGAAGCCGGTGTTCCCGGAGAAAAAGGTGAGCGCGGCCTCGTCGGACTAACCGGTCCTAAGGGTGATGTAGGAGACCGTGGTGCCAAAGGCGATAAAGGGGACCGCGGTGAAGTTGGTGGTGTGGGTAAGGATGGGAAGCGCGGAGAGAAGGGTGATACCGGAGATAGAGGCGCACCAGGTAAGCAGGGCCTACAGGGTATTCGCGGTGTCAAAGGCGATAAAGGGGACCGCGGTGAAGTTGGTAAACAGGGGCTAGTTGGTAAGATTGGTGCTAAAGGTGAGCGTGGTGAGCCAGGTAAGAATGGACGAGATGGTAAGGATGGTAAAAATGCCGCCTTGCCTGATATTACAGCGCAGATTGAAAAAATAAGGTCTGAATATGAGCAAAATCAAAGAATTTTTATATCAAAAATTAATCAAAGTATATCCTCTATGGCTTGGGCTGGAAGCGGAGGTGGTTCCTCTAATATTCTTGATAACGATGATGTTCTCTTCAAACAACTGAGTCAGGTATCAAATAACGCTGTATTAGTATTCAATTCAACACTGCGCAAATTTGAGCCACTAAATCTTGCGACAGTCATAAATAATATCAAAACGGAGCTTGAATTGAAGTACACCAAACTACTCGATAAGGATGGAACAATTACTTATATCGGTGAAGCAGAGCCTGGTTCGAGTGAAGCAGCCGCAGTGTGGAGAATACAACGCGTTGATGAAACAAGTGACCCTGATCTCGAGATCAAATGGGCTGAAGGAGCCGCAAGTTTTGATAAGGTGTGGGATGATCGCCTCACATACAGTTATTCTTAATGCCATATATTTCAAACTTTCTGACGCAGAGCAGCACATCTGGTGCTGCTAACGTTGTTATAACACTACCACCTCATGTTACAGATGATATAATAGCAGTTTGTGTAACTGCTGACGGTGGTGGTACGCTTGCCGCAACATGGGGCGGCAACAGCACCGGTGCTGCTAATGTCGGTGCAACCCAAGTCATAGCTGCTAACTTATGTTCTGCTGTGTTTATTGCAAAGGCAACAGGTGCAGCAGCTACATTAGGTGTTGCAATGGGAACTGCAGATGCTATTCATGTTCACACACTGATTATCAAAGATTGTGACACGACAACATGGCTTGATGTTGGCGTTGCAAATTTATCTTCAACAGCAAATACTTCCGCAAACACAGACACTGTCACAACCACTACAGACGATTGTTTAGTGATTCACTATATTGGTGTTGATCAGACGGGTACAACTGTCCCAACCAGTGCACATTCACGCCCTGGCCCATCTGCAACAATGCATTTTATTGACTCATCGGATAATGGTGGTACAACTAACACTACATTATCCGGGGCATCAGTTGGATGGTATATGCAACGCACTGCAGCGGCTACTCCTCAGCCAATATGGGATATTAGTTTATCAGCACAATACACGAAGTTTACATTTGCTCTAAGAAATAAAACCAACGGCATAATTCCTGCATATGTAGATGATTCAGCAGATCTTGGCACTCAGCTAATGACTGGAACATGGTGGGCGTCGGCAACAACAAGAAACAACCAAAACTTTAAAGCAACACCTCTAACATACGCTAACATAGGTGCCAACGGTGCCGGGCAGGGTACAACGTTCGATGCCGGCGCGGCTGTTGTTGATGCTGGATTTAATCCTTACTCTACTGCTATTAACAGTACACCAACTGCTGATGCAACAAATGCTCGTGGATTTGAGGTAGGTTTTCCTACAACCGCAGTTGATATGACAACTGGCTGGATTGTTGGTGGTTTCCAGTGCTCGACATCAAAGATGGCGCTGTTTAACCAAGGGTCAATTGCACAAGGTGGTGGTTATCTTGTTATAGGGCAAGGCGCAACCAACTTCCGCGCATTTAAAATCATGGCGCGCGATAACCAGGATGGTGCAGGCGCAGGTTTTACTGTGTTTAGTGTACAGCCAAATCAAACACAAACGATGATTGGGTATAGTAATACTGCACCGACAATCACAGCAATAGATAAAGTGTTGATTTTGAATAAGGGCCATAACACAACTGGCGCATTTTATTATATGGATTTCCACCTAATCAAGAAGCTGATTCTTGCCGGTGGGACAACGACAGTACCAGTCGACACCTTGGGGGTGTATGACATCGGAAGATTCTGCAGAATCCCGATTGTCAAGCGACTAGGTGCTTCGGGTCTCTTGTCATATGTTCCGATCCAAGTTGGCGGTGGGGATGCAATTAATATCAAATTAACAGCTGGCGCGCTACAATTTCCACAAATTTACAGCCCAACCTCTAAGCTAATTAATTACCACGGTAGTAACAACTCGATCGGTATTTCACTTGCTGGTAAATCAGGTGACGTTATATACATCGGTGATGGTTATGTTATGTCGACTCCTTCACCAGCATATTGGGAGATTAATTCAGCAGCAACTAATGCTGCTTCGTGGTATCTTAACGGACTGACTCTATCAGGATTTAATGTAACGTTGAGGAATGTCATGACATTCCAGGATATAGTTTTCTCAGCGTGCCCAACAATAAATGCTAACGGCTGTATTCTGGATCAGTGTGCAATTTCTCTTGTACCGACAACAAGCGATACTTTCTCATCAAACACCACAACAGATGTATTTAATAGTACTTTGAGCGTTGCTAACGTTGCTTCGAGCAACAGATGGACCTCTGTATCTGATCCCACAATATTTGCAAACAATACATTTACTGGTGGTGGAGCAAATGTTGGTGGACACGCCATTAGAATTACAACAGCCGGCACATATTCATTTGTTGGCAATATTTTTAATAATTTCGGACCAGATCGCCGCGAGTTTAATACCAACACTGCTGTTAATGGAACGTCAGATGTAATCACAACAGACGCAGCCCATCTGTATTCGAATGGTAACCCTGTTTATTATCAAAAACACGGCAGCGCGACGGCGATTGGACTGACAGATGGTACACTCTACTATGTAAACACACCTTCATCGACACAATTAGCGTTTTACACAAGCGCGGCTGACGCGATTGCAAACACAAGCAGAATAAACTTAACAGCAAATACCACGTCTGCAAATCACTACTTCTATAGCGCGGGTGCTGCAATATATAACGACTCGGGTGGACAAGTTACGTTGAACATTTCAGGTGGTGGATCTTCACCTTCTTATAGAAATGCAACAGCAGCTAATACAACTGTAAATAATGTAAAAACACACACTGTAACTGGCCTTGGGACAGGAGACAGAGTAGTGTGGATACGTGCATCTGATGATGCGGAATTAGAAAACGCTGTTGAAACAGCGGGTTCTGCATCATATTCATACAACTATATTAGTGATGTTGATGTAAGTGTTCAAATCCTTTCACTGGCTCGTAAAAACAAAATAGTTGAGGTAACACTGGGCAGTAGTGATCAGACACTACCAGCCTCACTCGAGATCGATCCATTCTTCTCCAACCCAACATGATAGACTTATAAATAAGCAGTAATAAAACTCTTCAAAATCTGGAGTTAAAATGGCAAAAATAGTCGATCCCGATCAACTAAATCAAGCAACAGAAGTAACATTCAACACATCAACAAAAACAATTGATCTAGCGATCGCTGGTAATTTAAACGACACAGCTCCAGGTAAAAGCTCAGGTGTAGCCCACCAGGCGTTGTATTCGTTTGCAAAAGAAGAATGGTTGACTGATGCCGCTCTTCAACCAAACCGATTTCCATTCCTACCTATTTTTGAAGCGAAGTTTGACTGGATCAACGACTGGCAGCCAAATGATGCACAGACAATCGACCTAATTCGTGATGGTGGATTTCGTGTGGCCTTACTTGATGATGAATACGCCGCTATCTTATCACTATTGTCATTTGATGATCCGGGTTCAGATCTTGCATACTTCTGGCAAACAACAGGGTGGTCAGCAACAACGGATACGTTTGACAAGACGGGTGAGTTGAATGAACCCATTCTTATCTATAACGGTTCAACAGATTACAGAGACTTTCTCAAAGTAGCGTTGCGTGTGCAAGGAAAGACTTATGGGTATGGTAATCTTCTGAAAGATCAGGATTTGTCTGCTCTTACTTACCAAGCTTATCGTCTTCCATTATCAAACGCGGTCGACGCTAATATCAACGAATCAGATGGTAACATCGACTCGAATGCTCCCTATACCGCACTGCAACTCAACTATATTTCAGGTGTAGGTTTTACAACATACGCTACAGCAACAATCTACCCAGCAAAATCTGTTGTCCTTGATCCATCAAGGCAGAGTGGTGGATCATCTGGTGGAACATGGTGGTTCACAACTGCTGGTGGTACATCAAGTGGTGCTAACACTGCAGTTGACTCAGGTGTAACAGACTGGGCTGCTTATACCGGAGCTGAACAAATTGGTACAGAGTGGTATGCATTCAACAGAATTATCGATACCTCATCAGGAACTGCTACAGCTCAGCAAATTTATAACTGGGGCATGAGGCAGCTAAGAAAAGTTACAGACGTTAATGCTAACACTATAGGTGGCGCTTCACAAGCAACATTTGGTGCTGTTAAAGGTTCAGTTGCAATGGAGTTATTTGACTATATTGGTTCAACATTGCGAACGAAGCCCGGTGTATTGATTCGTGATTTCGATACAAACGATACAAACAGCTTAGAGTTTAGTGATATTACAGTTGGTAGCGGCCTTGATACAGACTCTGTACCGGTAGCATCAACGCTTCGCACATTCCCATTCGTTGCTGCAGGTTCAATTGCGTTCTCAACCAACCTTGTTGATGAAACAAACGCAGATACATTGTACAAGATGTTTTTCCAATACACAACGAGAGCAACAGGAACAGATATAGCAGTTGTATCACCATCTGGTGCCGTTGCTAACCTAACAAGTACATCAACAAACTTTACAACGTACTTTGCAACCGGTGATTATGTTGTAGTTGCAGGGTTCTTAGGCGCAAATAATAATGGTTTGTTCCAAGTTCAAGGTACACCAAACACGACAAACATGCAGGTTCGTAAAGTCAATGCAACAACCCCGGTTGTCAACGCCGCTGGTTCATCAATCACATTGGATGGTAATCCATATGACTCACCTGATGCAATCATTGTTAACGACAATAGTGGGTCCCCAATTACTGGACAAGTAACCGGTGCTTCTGTTGCGTTCGACTTCGACTATGATAATAATGTTCAGGGTGGGCGTACTGCTGCAACACCTGCTCCTGTTGCTATTATTGCACAGGGTAAGAGTGGTGCACAGTGGGTCGATGGTTTGTTTACAATCACCCGCACAACAGGTTTGAACTTCCCACTCAACGCTTCTGATGAAAGAGTATACACCAATCCTGCTTAATCTTTAAGGAATTTAATGTATGAAGAATATTGTGAAGCCGTGGGAGATTTATCCAAACCTCTCACACCTTGAAGGTAAGGCTAGGGAGATACTTGAATCAAGAAAGCGGCACAAACAAGTTAGATATTTGTTGTTTTCAATGCAGACAAATATTGGTGCAGGTCGTCGTGTTGACGATGTCGCCAACCTCCCGGATGGGTTTGTTGAGTTTTGGTTAAAAGAAAAACCAATATATCAGATATCACCTACCGGTGTTAAGGTTAAAGTGGCAGAAGCACTCACCGCGAAGACTGTTAAGGATCTCGGTGGGTATGCTATGTTTGCGGCAAAGTGGGATGTAGACGCTGATTTACAGGTATATATCCGACATGCTAGTGTATGGCAGGAGTGGAACTCAACACTCTCGAGAGTAGTCCCAATTTTAGGTGATTAATGACCGCGAATGTTCAAGCAAACACCCATACGAGGACGATTGAGCTACTTGATGCGCCGGTCTCTGGGTTTGTTGAGCTTGACGTTCGTCGCGACATTTATAGTAATTTAAAAAGCCAGTGGCAAGCTAACACCGAACTTCAAAAATTAAAGTTTCCACTTAGGTCATTCGGCGACTCAACTGGCGCCGCCCAGATTGGCCCATACATATTCATAGATAATATATCTGGATGGCGAGTCCTACCATATCCAGGCGATCACGAGTTACAATTTGTCGGTAACTTAATTCCCGAATCAGCTGTAGCAGGTGAGACTATTGCGTTGTGGTTATCACAACCAGGATTCACTGTGTTGATTAGGCAGCGAGAATCAGCGCAGGCTCTAACTGTAACAACTAGTGGTGCTGATGCAAACGGTGTTGCAGATGCTGTTTGGAGTAGTGCAACCACACCCATGACCTCGGGTACTGTTGGTGAGCATATTGTTAATAAGTTACTAACGAAGGGTCAGTTCCTCGGATTGAAAGATTAAAAACTGTAAGATTATAAATAAGTGAAATAGGAGATTTTGATGAACCATACAAAAATTATTGATGCGACCATTGAACAGAAGCCAGAAGACTTTATGACGGCTTTTAATACTGCTATGATGGATAAGATTGAAGTTGCTCTCTCCAACAAGAAGCAGGAAATGGTTAGTAATATGTTCTCAATTGATGAACCTGCTGACCCTGACCTTACAGATACAGAGGTAGAAGAGATTCTATCCACTACCGACGAGGAATAACATGTCGAGAAATCATCACCTACAAGCAGCAAAGCTCGCTATTATTGAGCGTAAGAAGAAACTCAGTGAAGCTGTGCTGAACACCACTGAAGAGCCTGTTGTAGAGGTAGCGCAACCACAATCAAAGGGTGAGCTTCGTTTCAAATTAAAGCATGTTACTACTGCTAAGTCTGATACGAATGGTAATGGTGATGATGTTTTCAAAGCTGTTAATGTTACTGCAATCAAGAAATTCAAAGAGCGTCACGGCTACGATTCTGCCATGGATGTTTCTGTATATGAAGACTTTGATCTTAGCGATCACCGTCAGAAGGTAAAGCACGCGCAACAGATTCATATATTAGCTCATCGCCTCGGTGATGAAAAACTTAAGAGTGCCGCTAAGCGTAAACTTCAGACCCTCGCTAAAGAGCGTGTAACAGCGCTCGGCGAAGCTTTTGCGACCGAAGAATTACTTGAAGGGTATGAAAGTAAAGTTCTCGCTCATCTTGAAGATAATGGTGTTAACTCTGGTGTATTCAAGAACGGTAAGCTCTATGTTGATAAAGAACACAAAGAACAAGCTATCAAGGCTGTGAATAAAAACACTGATAAGATGGTTCCTCCACAAGTGTATGCACGCGAAGAAGTTGAACAGATTGACGAGCTTTCAAAGAAAACACTTGTTAATTATGTCAAGCGCAGTGGTGCTGAAATAACTCGTCGTACAAAAGATGAGGGGGATCAGCGTAAATCGTATGACGCTCTTAACGATGTTGCTTACAATTCATCACACATTCTAAGCAAGGATGATAAGAACCATCTCCGAGCTGTTCAATCGACAATTGGTTACAAGATTAACGATCACCAAAACAAGATTGAAAAGCGTAAGGACGGTCAGCGCGTAGCTTTGAAGAAGCTTGCAAAAGAGGGTGTTGAGCAGATTGATGAACTCAGCAAGAAGACCCTCGGTTCGTATGTAAATAAAGCCGCTGATTCTGCAGCAATGAGTTGGGGCAAACGTGTTGCTGCCAACAAAGATCAAGAAGAAGTACAGCGTTTTACTAACCGTCTCGGTGTAAAAGATAAGTTTAAAACACAAGATAAGATTAATGATGCACTTGGTGCAGGAAATTCTGAAATTGAAAAGCATCACAGGAAAGCGGTTAAACGATTGAGTGGAATTGGTAAGGCAACCGCAAGACTTACAAAAGAGGAAACTGAAATGATCAAGATTGAAGAAGCAAGTGCACATCCAAGAAATCGCGCAAAGACTGCGCAGGAATATTATGATGATCATCACGAAGATATCAAGAAGACACTTGGTAACATTCACGCAGCTATTGAAGCTCACAAAGAGGGCATCAAGAAGCCAGTTATGAGCCCGGATGGTAAAGTGGTTCCAGGAAGCGCTGGTTGGCACCACATGTACAAGTTAAAGCATTTCAAGCGTCAGCTCGAAGACCTTCATGACTCATTTCACAACGGTAATTACGACTCACCTATGGCCGCAACAGCCAGGAGTTACTAATGTCACTCAGTATCAATCAAAAATTTGGTAAAGCTGTTTCAGTCGATACAGCTAATGCTGGGTACACCCTCTCTGATCTCACTGTATCAGGTGAGACAGTTTCCGGCGCCACAATTAAAACGATCATGTGGTCTACAAATAATGTAATCACAATCAAGCGCGGCGCGAATACTTACTTCAATCTCTATTATAGTGGTGTGTGGGATCTCGCAGCGACCGGTGAAGCTTTTGGTACAGATGCAACTGCGAATGTAATGATTGAGATTCCAACTACAGGAACATGTGTTCTTGAGTTGAAGAAAATATCAAATGGTCCTGTTACATATTAATAGATGCCAATTTTTCGCAATCAAAAGTTTGGCGATATATCTGTCATTCTTACAGCCAACACCACCTTTGATCTCGAAGATTTAGCGAAAGATGGTCAGGAAGTTGTTGGCTCAGCTGCAATTAAGTGTATCTCATGGAGCTCTAATGGTGTTGTCCTCGTTAAGCGCGGTTCAAACACCATTAACACACTTCTTAATGTAGGTACACATGATTTCGCTGGTCGTGGTCTCGCAATCAACAATGATAGAGATCAAGCTATCACTATTGAAATTAGTGGTACAGGTACTGTTATTTGCAAAATTTCTAAGCAGGCAACGCTTGCAAATATTCCTGTACTCTCGGCCGCTACCTTCGTTTCTATCACCGACGAGGGTGGTATTCCAAGAGTAACAACATCTACCGCTGGTGGCACTCTCTACTACGCTATTCTCACAGAGAGTGGCTCGGCAAATAATGCAGAGATCAGAGCTGGAACAGGTGGTAACATTATTCCAGGATTTACTGGTAATATTACACCTACAGGTGGAGTTAATTCCTTTGATGAGGTGGTAGGGCTCACACTAGGCACAGCGTATAGGATTGTATATCTACACGATGTTGGATTGTTTAGCTCTAATCAAGCAGTCTATGACTTTGAAACGTTAGGTGCTAGTGATTACCTACTTTCAACAGAGGGAGACTTTATAAATACAGAAGACGGTGATCGTCTTATTCTTGAATAAAGAGGAATTAAACATGAAGAAGCTACTCACAGCCCTAGTGCTCGCTCTATTAATGGGAACAGCGCACGCGGCTGATGTATCAATTAGCGCACTTCCAGCGGCGTCAACCCCAACTGGAACAGAGGTACTACCTTGCGTGCAAACAACCACGAAGAAGTGTACCATTGATCAGATTCGTGGGGTAGGTACTGTCGTTCAAGCCTATGATTCGGATCTCACAACATTTGCAGGTATTTCTCCATCCGCGAACGTACAATCTATTCTGAGCGCGGCTGATTACGCGGCAATACGTACACTGTTGACATTGGTTATTGGCACTAATGTTCAAGCCTACGATGCTGACCTTACGACCTATGCAGGTATCACCCCCTCAGCAAACGTGCAATCCATTCTGAGCGCTGCAGATCATGCCGCAATTCGAACATTACTGGGTCTGGTTATCGGTACCAATGTCCAAGCTTACGATGCTGATTTGACGACATATGCTGGAATTACACCTTCGGCCAACGTCCAATCCATCCTTGGAGCAGCTAACTATGCAGCTATCAAAACTCTGTTGACATTGACAGTGGGTACCGACGTTCAAGCTTATGACGCAGACCTAACTACTTACGCAGGTATTACTCCATCAGCTAACGTGCAGTCGGTGCTAAGTGCAGCTGATTACTCCGCTATCAGAACACTGTTGGGCTTGGTTATTGGTACAAACGTTCAAGGTTTTGACGCTGATCTTACAACATGGGCTGGTGTTACTCCAGGAACTGGTGTAGCAACATTCTTAGCCACACCCAATGCTGCTAACTTTGCAGCGATGATCACAGGTGAAACAGGTACCGGTGCTCCTGTTTTAGGAACTGCGCCAACTATTGATGCCCCGATTTTTACCAGTTACGTTAGGTTCCCACGGGTCACAGCGTTTCCCGGAACTCCAGCGGCAGGTGACACAGTTATTGTAACTGATGATTCAGCGGCTGGTGCCTGTGATTCAGCGGCTGGATCAACGACATCTCTATGTCAATATAATGGTAGTGCGTGGGTAAAGTTGGGTGATGGTACTGGAGGAGGTGGTGGTGATGTATCCAAGGTAGGTACACCTGTAAATAACCAAGTTGGTGTGTGGACCGGAGACGGTACCATCGAAGGTAGTGCAGATCTGACATGGGATGGAACTACATTTACAGTTAATGGAAATATCGCGTCAGATAATCTAGCAGATATGCCAGCGTCTACTGCACAGGGTGATATATTATACTTCACAGCCACAAATACATTAGCAAGACTCGCAAAAGATGCAACAGCAACACGATATTTGTCGAACACAGGAACCACTAACAACCCAGCATGGGCACAGATCAATATGGCCAACGGTGTTACAGGTACCCTCGGTGCGGGTAACGGTGGTACTGGTTTAACATCGCTAGGAACAGGTGTTGCTACATGGTTAGGAACTCCAACCATCGCGAATCTTAATGCTGCTCTGTCTGATGCCGACTTTTTGGAAGCTGGAACGGTAACAGCTGACAACCTGTGTTCTGCAACCAGCACAACAGTTATGGGATGCACAATCAACACCCACGCAGAACTGGTTGCCATTGTTACAGACTTGAATAGCGCAGCAGCGACATTGACCAACAAGACTATCGCCTACGGCAGTAACACAATCACAGGCCTACCAGTCGCGCACTGCGTTGCGATTTCAGACGAAACCACAGCTATCACTACAGGTACTGCGAAGATCACATTCAGAATGCCTTATGCCATGACCTTGACAGCAGTGCGGGCCAGTCTGACCACGGTTTCATCCAGTGGTACCCCCACATTTGACATCAATGAGGCGGGGGCTACGATCTTGTCCACGAAACTGACGATTGATGCGAGTGAGAAAACCAGCACCACGGCAGCAACAGCGGCTGTGATTTCCGACACGGCACTGGCCGACGACGCGGAAATGACGATTGATATTGATACCGCAGGAACAGGCGCGGCTGGTGCCAAGATTTGCCTGATTGGAACGAGGTAATACATGAAGCGTCTTTTTGCTATTGCGCTGCTGCTGTTCTCTTGCGCGGTCAGTGCGCAGAACATCGTCAATCCCTATCGCTATGCGACAGTCTCCGGTTGCGGAACACCTCCGTCATTTCCGTCAACGACCTCCGGTTTTACTGACACATTCACTGGAACCGGGAACGATTTGCTGGCGACTTATAACAGCACGAGGTATGGGGCAATTACAGGCGTCAATTCAGCGGGAATCCATGGCGGCGGGACTTACGCGGCAGACACGCTGGGAAACAGCTATGTGGGCAACAAGATTTTAACTGCCCCGACATCGACTTGTTTCGACATATCAATAAAACATGCCGCAAATAGCAATGCGGTCGGCGGCGTGTTTTTTAATATGACCACTAACGATCGAACGACAGGTGACGGCTACTGGATAGGCTTCTATCACGACGGTGCGCGCCGCGCAAAACTGTGGAAGATTGTGAACGGTGCGTTCGACACTGAGCTTGACACTACCGGTGTGATAGATTTTCTGTCCGGCGACGGGGCTGGGGTGCGCTGGTTCGGTGATGGCACTTGGCAGATGTATTACAGCGACAGTGGCGGCGCGTGGACAACGACCGGTACACCGGGAACCGATACTACTTACCTGTCCGCAGGAGAATTCTGGCTGGCTTTGGCTTGGAACGCGGCCTATTTACCTGTGGATGATTTAACAGTCGGCGCATGGTGATGCTGAGACTCCTCGCCCTCCTGCTGCTGCTACCCGCGCTGGCGCAGGCCACCATAACTCTACCGTCGATGGCCAGCGTTCCTAGCCGGACCACCTGTTTTGCACCTTGCGCGGTGTGGTTCGATGCCAGCGCCACTACATCTACGCTGACGACAAAACCGTTTCGGGAAATAGATTACAGGTGGTCGTTTGGGGACGCGTCCTCAGGGACATTCACTTACGGCACAACCGGGCTGAGGTCCAAGAACATCGCATCTGGCCCACTGGCGTCGCACGTTTTTGAAACCGCAGGCACTTATACGGTGTCGTTGACTGCGCGGGACGCGGGGGATGAAAAATCCGGGTCTGTGGATATTACTGTCACGGCAGAAAACACTTTCTTCACCGGTAGCAAAACAACTTGTGTAAACGCCACCGGGTCCGACCACACCGGTTGCCCACTTATACCTGACACTTACGCCGATTCTGCGGCGTGTGTGTCTGCCGGTAGATGCGTAACGCAAAGCACATGGGCAACTGCGGTAGGCACTTACGCCGGAGCCGCAGACAAGCGGTTGTTGCTGAAAGCTGGTGACATTTTTAACGCGCCCGCACAGGCATCGTTGCCAGCCGCTGCGGGTGTTCTAATCGGATCATATGGCTCAGCGAACGGGGGGCGGGCGATTGTCAGATGGGCATCGGGGAATGTATCTAGATTTCTGATTGCTGTGGGCACCTATAGCAATCAGGTAATCCGGGATATTGAGTTTGACGGTTCCACAGGAGCTATTAATTTTCTTGCAAACTCTGCATCAACATCAAATCACATTCTATTTCTGCGGAACAAGGTGTATGGCATAAATTCTGGTGTGGTTCTCGATGGGACAGGCGACGACCTTTGGTTCCTCGTTGAAAATGAGATCACTGACGCCGTGCTTAACGGTAGCGTTAGCGGTGATGTGTTTTTTATTGTCGGGGCACGGGCAACGTTTCTAGGAAACTATGTGGACAACTGGCAGAAGGGCCAGCAGGGGGTGCGCTATAACGGAACGCAGAAATAGAATGTGATTTGATGTTGATGCAGAGTTTGCA